CTGGAACGGGGCGGCCCAGACGCCGAGTTCCGTCGAGTAGTCGATCTTGATCCGGACGCCGCCGTAGGCCGGGTCGTCAATGACCCGGATGCGCCCGTCGAATGACGTGGCGTCCGTGATCGAGGTCGCTATCGGGGAACTTGCGGGGACTACGACCGGCATGTCACTTCTTCTTTCCGGCTGCGGCCACGATCTCGGTCACCTTCTCTTCAACGACCTTTTCCGTGTGGGCCTTGAACTTCTTTCCGTCGATGCTGACCATAATGGTATGCGGTGCGGTGACCGTTATCTTGGCGCTGCCGAGGGCCTTTGACTGCTTCTTCAGGGTGCTCAGTCCGAAGCCGTCGTCGGCGGCGGAGTCCGCGTACTTCCCGGACACCTTCTCCAGCTCCTTGTATTCCGCGTTCAGCTTCTTGAGGTCGCCCGCCGAGGAAGTGCGGGCCAGGGACTGGGCAAGCTGTCCGCCCTGCTCCGGACCCATCGCCGCGACCTGCTGGATGAGCGCCGGGGACAGGCCCAGCTTGGCCAGCGTGTGCAGGTTGACCTGGAAATCCTTGATGGCCTTGATCTTCGCCTGGAGCTGCTGGGTGAACCCGGCGGCCCGGTTGCCGGTCAGGCCGGACAACTGCCCCGTCTGCACGGCCGCGTCGTAGTAGCCGGTGCGGGCGTCGGTCGCGACCTGAATCTTGGCGTCGATCGCGGCCTTCTTGCCCGCAATGTAGTCCTGCGCGGCCTTCCGCTCCTTCGCCATTTCGGCATCGCGGGCCTTTTTCTTCGCAGCGGCGAGAGTCGCGGCGTCCTTGCGCTCCTGCTCCACGGCCTTGGAAGCGGCCTTGTACCGCTTTTCGTTCAGCTTGATCAGCTTGTTGTCGGCCGCGATTTCCTTGTTGGCCTTGTCGATCTGCTTGTCGTACTTGGCCATTTCCCGCTTCGCGGCGGCCTGCTCCTTGGCCGTCGTCGCGTTCAGGTACTTCTTGTGCGCGGCGTCGTACTTCTTCTCCGCTGCGTCGCGGCGGGCGCGGTCCTTGTCGCGCTCCTCGTAGGCGTCCCGGACCACGGCCCGCTGATGCCGGGTGCCCGACGCGTAGCCGTGCAGGCTGCCCATCGACGCCATGCGCAGGGAGTCGCGGTTGTTGTAGACCGTCTCGCCGCCGTGGAAATTGACCAATTCGGGGCCGCGCTCGCCGACCCAGGCCAGGCCCGGGGCTGCGCCGTCGGTGCCGGTCCAGTAGCCCTTGGGGGCCTTGGAGGCGTTCGCCTGCTGGACGTTGCTGATGTTACCGTAGGTAGCTACGATGTAACGGATTGCAGCCGCGACGTTCGCAACCGGGTCTGTGATTCCGCGTCCCCGCAGGCTGGAGGGCACGTAGGCGTTGAAGGTCGACGGGATCGTTTGCGCCAGGCCCTGAGACGGGTGACCGGCCTTCGCGTTCGAGTCGGTCAGGTTGATCGCCTTGGGGTTCCAGCCGCTCTCACGCGTGATCAGCGTGTTCAGGCCCGCCTGCCAGGCCGCGAGGGTGCCCGGCGGGGGAACCTTGGCCGCCTTCAGCGCCGCGTTGATGACCGCCAGGTGCTGCCCGGTGGGGATCGTCCCGTTGCGGGCGTGGAACGAGACCTTCTTGTCCTCGCTGTGGACGAAGTCCTTGATCTCCTTCAGCGGCTTCTTCATGATCCCAGCGGCGAGGTTGCTCCAGTCGCCGCTGCCCGGAACCAGCTTGTCGATCGTGGAGTTGGCCTTGTTGATGACCGGGTCCACCACGACCGCGAGAGCGCCCAGCGCGGCGTTCTCCAGGGCGTCCAAGCCCTTGCTGGCGGCGCTCTTCATGGAGGAGCCCGCGTCCTCGATCCAGCCGCCCAGACCGAACCGGCCGGAGCTGTTGGCGCCCTGGACGCTCCGGCCTCCGTGCAGGGCGGAGCGGAACGCCTTGACGCGCTCGTGGCCGCCCATCGCGGCGACGTCCTCACGGGTGAAAACGTGCTCGTCGGGCATCAGGACGGCGTTGACGGAGTCCTTGCCCGGCGTGGATCCCGGCGTGTGCGGGACGGCGCCGCCCTGGGCGAAGTGCGGGATCTTGTCGGTGTTGATCCGGCCCAGCGGGTTCTTCGTGTTGACGAAGCTCGCGATCTTGTCCATGATCGCGTAGATCGCGTCATTCCAGACATACTTGGCAACCCAGTAAATAGGCGTACCAATAGCCTTCTTGACGTTGTCCCAGACCTTCTGGATGCCCTTCCAGGCCGAGTCGAACGCGTCGATCAGGCCCTTCTTCATCGTCGTTCCCCAGCCGGGGATGGTCTTGGTGAAGAACGTCTTCATCGGCGCGAAGACGTTGTCCTTGATGGCCCGCCACTTCTCCCCGATCCAGTCCTGGATGCCCTGGAAGATCGGCTTGATGTACTGCGTCCACAGCGCCTTCGCCGCCCCGGCCACGGCGTCCCAGGCGGGCTTGATGATGTGGTTGTAGACCCACCGGAAGCCGTTGCCCATGGCCTTGAAGCCGTCGCCGATCCACCCGAACACCGGACCGAGGGTGTGGTTATACGTCGTCACAGCCGCAGAGGCGAACGCCTCCCAGGCAGGCTTCAGCAGGTGGTTGTACACCCACCGGAAGCCCGCGCCCAGAGCGTGCCACCCGGCCATGATCCAGCCGAAGACCGGCTTGAGGACGAAGAGCCACAGCGCCTTCACGGCGGCTTCCAGCAGGATGAAAACGACCTTGAAGATCGTGGAGTAGACGGTCCACCAGATCTTCGCCAGGAAGACGAACGCGTCACCGATGAAGACCAGCGCGGGCTTGATGGTGTGCCACAGCCACAGAGCCCCGGCGGCGGTCGCCTCCCAGGCGGGCTTGAGCGCGTGGGTCCACAGCCACATGCCCCACTTGCCGACCTCCTGGAGGCCCGTCCAGATGCCCTGGAACATCGGCTTGAGGGCGTTGTTCCACACCCACAGGGAGGCCGTCTTGATTGCCGCCCAGGTGTAGGACCAGATCGTCTGGAACCAGGTCGTCTTGGTGGCGATCACGACCACGACTGCGATCAGCGCGACGATCGCGGTGACGATCACACCGATCGGGCTGAGACCCCACGCGATCGTCAGGGCGATCCACGCGGTCTCCACGGCCTCGATCACGGTCACGAGGAAGCCCCAGACCGCCACGGCCGCGTTCCATCCGATGATGGCCAGCTTCCAGGCGATCATGGCGTCCGCGATCAGCCGGATCGTGCCCGGCGGCAGCGCGTTGACGATGTCCACGATCGCCTTGGAGGTGATCCCGATGACCGGGGCCAGCTCGATCGCCACGTCAGAGATCGACTGGAAGATCTCCCCCAGGGCCTTGACCGCTGCGGGCTTGAGGTTGGAGATCGCCAGGTTGATCGTGTCCAGCACGTCCGCGATGGCGTGCCCGTTGCTGGTGCCCGTCCCGTCGAGGATGTCCCAGATGTGCTTCACCGTCGTGATCAGGCCGAGGAAGATCGGCTTGAGCTGGTGCCAGGACTGCATGAACCGCTCACGGAAACGTTCCGCCCCGCCGTTCTTGCCCCAGGCGCTCGCACGGTCGCCGAGCGTCTTGAAGTAGCCGGACATCTTCTCCGCGACCGGCCCGAAGGCCCGGACCAGCGCCCCGCCCGCCGTGGCGAAGCCCCGGAACGCCAGGATCGTGTTCCGGACGATCGGGATGCCGTACGTACGCAGGAAGGTCACGAACCGGGTCAGACCGTCGCCGGACATCCAGTTCTTGAGGCCGTCCGCGACATCCTGGATGACCGGGGCCATCTCCTTGATCAGCGGGATGAACTTCGGCAGCGCCAGCGCCGCGCCCTGGATGACCGTGGTGACCGGGGCCAGCGTGTACTTGCTGGTAGCCCCGATGAACGACTGCCAGGCACCCTTCGTCTGCTCCAGGGAGTTGTTGAACTTCTTCTCCGCCGGGGTGAGGTCATCAATGGCCTTCTTGTGGGCCTTCTCCGCCTCGGTGACGTCCTTCAGCGCCTTCTTGTACGCCTCGGTGCCCGCCGTGGTCCCGGCGAGGCGTTCCTGCGCCTTCTCCAGGGCGATCTGGGTCTGGTCGACGGCCTTCTTGTGGGCGACGGCCTGCTTGACCGCGCCCATCGTGGCCCCGGCGTAGATGCCCATGGCGCCACCGGCCGCGACACCGAACGAGGCGGCGGCAGCGGTCGCCCCGCCCAGCAGGTTCGTCAGCGCGGGGAGCTGAGGCAGGACCGAGGCGATGAGCCCTGGAAGGCTCATGAGGGAACCCAGGTGCAGGTTCAGCGGGTCCTTGATCTTGCGGACCCTGCGCCGCGAGGTGTCGTCATCGTCGTCCGTGTCGCCGTCGCCGAGGTCCGGGACGCGCGGGGCATCCGGGTCCGGGTCGGGAGTCGGGTCTCCCCCGCCGCGCCGGGCAGGACTGACACGCGGGTTGGGCCCGGTCGCGGTGCGGATCGTGATGGGGGCAGCGGCTGCGGCGCGGATGGCGGCGATGGAGGCTGCGGCGTTGCGGGTGTCCACGTCGGCGTGGATCGTGAGCGTCCGGGCGCTCATGGCGGTGATCGCTGCATCTAAGGACGCGAGCGTCGCCAGGGCGGCCGTGTCGTCCACCTGGGCCCGGACGGTGATGGCCGTGTGGTTCAGGTGGTCGGCCTGGGCCTGTAACGAGGTGAGCTGTGCGGAGAGATCGGCGTAGCCCGATAAGGACGCGGTGACGGAGATGTCCCTAAGGCTGCGTAACTCCTCCTTCAAGGCGGTGATCTTGGCCTTGGCTTCGGTGTCGTCCAGCTCGATTTTCGGGGTGTACTTCTGCTTGGCGAACTCCTCGGCGTCCTTCTTGGCCTGCTGAAGGTCGCGGTTGAACTCGGAGCGGTCTAATCGAAGGTTGGCTTCGATGCTGCCAGCATTGTAAGAACCCGACACTGGCCCGACCTCTCCTCGCCCGAGTACGCATGTCGGATATGTAGCCGACGCTCCAAGATTACCTTTTGGGGGTCGGGCAGTATAGAGCGATCTCCCGTTTATGAAAATGCTCGTGGGGTCGGAGCTATTTCAGCTCCGACCCCACGATCTCCACCCGGCACGGCGAGTCTTTTAGACCCCTGGAGGAAGGTCGTCCCAGCTCGTCAATTCGACGGCGCCTCCCGACGAACCACCGTCGTCGTCCTCCCCATGGAACTCAGGGTCCTGGTTTAGTTGTTCGACGTACATCCGCTGGTCGTGCCAGGGAAGTGCGTCCCACTGCTGCCGGGTGAGGCCGAGGATTTTCAGCACCGTGTAATACAACCGGCGCTGGTCCTCTCCTCCGGTCAGTCCGTCGTAGCGGCCATCAATTTTCCCGGGTTGAACTGCTCCTGGAGCCACCGGGAGAAGAGAACCTTGTGGCGCCAGGGAAGCTGGGCCAGGATCTCGACGGACGGGGTGTTCTTGCACAGACGCGCAGTGAGGGCGTCCATCTTCTTCTCCAGCTCATCGGCGCGGTCGGAGATCTTGTCCATCTCCTCGTCCGATAACTGCTCGGGGTCGATGTCCTGGACGTCCTTGTACTCGCGGACGACGGCGAGGACGGCCTTGCGGTAGCCCGCCATGGCCTGCTGGGACGGCTCGGGAACCGTGCCCTTGGCCTCGGGGCCCTCCACGAAACCGGTGAAGTCGTAGTCCAGCGGCTCGACGGCCGTTGCTGCGGTGAAACCTGCCATGGTGCTGTAGTCCTTCTCGCTGTGCCGGGTGAATAGTTCGATGTGAGGGATCACGAAGGCCCTTAGAGAGCGGCGGCGATCATTTCCTGGATGACGACCTGGGACGGCGCGCACGTGCCTTCGAACTGGAAGCTGTACATGCGCTTCTCGTTGGACCGGCGGAACGAGGTGTCCACGTTCGATCCGACGACGCCCTGCGGGATCAGGTACCGGCGCCAGTAGCCCTGGACGTTGACCGTCTCCAGGCCGATGGCCCAGGAGTTGAGGTTGTCCTGGAGCGTGAGCGTCTGGTAGCCGGGGATGCCGGTCGCCGCAGCGGTGGTGACGAGCGTGCCGCCGCCGTAGGCCCACAGCGCGTGCTGAAGGTTGTCCTCGGCGAGGTCGCCTGACACCTGGTAGCTGTGGCTGTCGGCGAGGACGAGAGCGGGGGTGCTCTGCTCCTCGATGTTGATGGTCTTGGTCGACGTGCCGATCTGGAGCTTCCAGCCCTGGTCGGTGGCGCCGAGGTTCTGCCAGTTACCGCCCCAGTCAGCCCCCTTGGCGACGGTAACCGCCGGTAAGAGAGCGGGGATCGCCGGGTCGTACGGCTGGATCCAGGCACTTGCGACGCCGACGACGACGTTCTTCGGATTGATCGATCCGGGCGTAGTAACCACTTCCCTAAATAGCTCTTCCGGTCCCCCGGATAGAGGCGTTTTCCTGGTCCGCGTTTGTTGGCCTTACGCCCGGACCTTAGAAGCCTGCCAGTGGCAAGTATAAAGTCGCGGATCACCAATGCCAACTACGGGCTATTACGCGCTTTCGCGGTAACGGATCCCGTACTTGAGGCACATCATGCGGACGATGTCCGCGTCCCGGGGCGAATAGCCGGTGCCCGCAGGAGTGAGGTCGGGAAGGCCCACGCCGCCCAACTGGAACAGCGTGTTCGGGTGCTCCAGGTAGAGGTACACCAGCGGCTCCGGAGCCTCGGGTGCCTTTTCCACCTGCGCCTTCGCCGGTGAAGCCTTTTCTACTGCCATGACGTTTTCCTCAGCTCTCGTAAATGCTGGATTCGGCTTCGACCACATACATGGCCTGAAAGGACGGCCGGTTGGCACTGTCCAGGGGCTGCCCGGCCGGGCTGCCCTGCGGGGTCGAGCCGAACCGGGAGATGTAGACGACCTGCTCACCACCGATGACCGGGCGCCCGGCCGTGATGATGACCTTGTCGATGTCCCGGGCCAGTTGCTCCGTCTCGGCGAACACGTCGTTCCACGTCGCCGCAGACAACCCCATCCGGCCAACGACCTTCACCTGAAAGGCGCGGGCCTCGATGTGACCGTCGACCTGCATGCTCCCGCCGCCGACCGGAGTCACCACGAGGTACTTCCGGGGCTCCGACGGCGGACCCACGGGCCCTTGGTAGATGACCGGCATCTCCTGGCCGTCCAGGGGCTGCTCTCCCAGCCAGTTCATGAAGTCTCTGGTGAGCATCAGAAGATCCCCAGCGCCTTCAGTTCCTGCTTGGCCCGCAGCTCGTCCTCGGTGAGGCGGTGCACGTTCGGCGGGCGGTGGTAGACCTGGTCGGTCCCGTCCAGCACTTCCGGGGAGCCCGACGCCCGCAGGTCGTGGAACTCCCGGGGGGCCAGCTCGTAGTACTCCAGGTTGAGGTCTTCCATGGACTCGGCCATCGCCCGGTGCATGGCCTCCCGGCCGTCCAGAATGGCGTCTGCGAGCTTGTGCAGGATCTCGGGGTTCTTGTTCATCAGCGCCGTGGCCAGAGCCAGCGCGATACCGCCCTGAGGGTGGTTGAACTCGATGCCGACTTCCTGGTAGTGAGCATAAACTGTATGCTAGGTCTGACCTGATCAACAGTGAGAGTGCCAGTTAAGTCGGTGGCACTCGCGTTGATCAGTTCGTCAATCCCTTCGGAGAAGGAATTACCCATGGACATCACCTCCTCGAACTCCGCCGAACCCGCAACCGGTTCCAGCACCTGCGCTGTGGACGACTGCACGAGCGCCGTGTGGGCCCGCAAGATGTGCTCCCGCCATTACCAAAACTGGCGGCTGTACGGCTCCCCACACGGCACTGGATGGCACGATCCCGACAACATCCGGGATCGTCGTATCGCGTTCTTCTGGGAGAACGTGACCAAGCAGGGACCTGACGACTGTTGGCCCTGGAATCGCAAGCCCACGGCCAACGGTTACGGACAACTCCGCTGGCTGACAGGCACCGTTTCTGCGCATCGCGCCGCCTACGAGATCGCTTACGGACAACCCCCGAAGGCGATCGACGGCAAACGCGTGAACATAGACCACACCTGCCATGACCCGGCGGTATGCAAGCTGAAGACGGATTGTCCGCACCGGCTGTGCTGCAACCCGGCCCATCTGGAAGCTGTGACCTGGAGAGAGAATTTGGACCGAGGAGACACCAGTCGTCCCGGAAACGGCGGCCTGCCCACGGCGCGATAGCAACCTCACCACCACTCCCGGCTGAGGTTGAACTGCTCCAGGCTGAACATGGAGCCCTCGTAGGCGTTCTCCACGACGGGGTTGTCCGTGCGCTGGGTGGACGCGGCGCCCGGGAGGGACAGCATGATTTCCCCGGTGCGGATCTTTTCCAGCGTCGCCATGGCGGACCCGGCCTTGACCTGCACCGGGTGGTTCTGCGCGATGGGGATGCTGCCGAGGTAAGTGATCGTGGCGTAGGACGCGGCAAGGTCACGCGAGAGCATGCGCACGATGGGCGGGACGGCGGAGGCCTCGATCGGCAGGGAGTATCGGGCGGTCAGGTAGCCGTCGATGAGCGCGTCGGCTTCATCGATCTTGTCCTGGATGTCCGGGTCCGGTAACACGGCGGCGCTGGTGGGGTCCATCAGCCCGCCGGAAGCGAGGGCCGTTCTGACGCTCGCTAACGTGGAGTACGACATTACGGCCCTCCCCTCTCGTAGGTGTTACTCGGCAGCCTTGGGGCGGCCCGGACGGCGCGCGGGGGCCTTCGGCTCCTCGGCCTTCTCCTCGGCCTTCTCCTCGGCCTTCTCCTCGGACTCCTTCGGCCCCTCGGCCTCGGGCTCCGCGTCCGCGTCGGGCTCCACGATCTCGCCGACGCCGTTGCGCACGTGGTACTCCGCGATGGACTGGGGGAGCTTGATCGACTCGCCCGTCTGTACCGGAAGCAGGCTGACGCCCCGGTCGGGATGGAAGATCGACGTGTTCGGCCGGGTGACCCGGAACAGAACGTTCGCTTCTGCCATTTACCTGACTCCTTGTGTCACTATGCCGGGCTGTGAAATAGCCTCAATGGGTCTTATCAGACAGACCCAATTCTGACACAAAAGTCAAGGCCGGGCCATAGTGGGCTATTTCCCCGGGACGTACTTCTTACCATTCAGAATGTCCGACAGAAGCGGGGCCGAAATAGCCTCCTGCTGCGCGAAAGCCGTCCTCGTACCCCTGTGACCAGCAAACCTAGCCCGGATCTCCTCCGCCCGCTCCACCGTCATCTTCACCCGAGGCTTCCCACCCGACGGCACATAATCCGGATCCACCCACGTCTGGTTCGCCAGCAGATACGTGATAGTCGCCTTCACCACGCCATACTCCGCCGCCAGTTCGCCGTGCCGGTAGTTGCCTGTCGCATACTTCGCCCGGATCTCCCGGACTAGGGGCCACGTCAACTCGGCGGCAGGATTGTTGTCTCCCCGGCGGTGCTCCCCGCCCAGGTTGCTGAGGGGGACATAAGCGGGGTCGTGCCACAGCTTGTTCTGGAGGACGTCCTGCACGGTAGACCGATCGACCTGGAACCGGGCCGCCAAGTCGGCCTGCGTCCACTTGCGGGTGGCGAACAGTTCGCGCAACCACGTGGCATCCGTGCGCGACAGAGCGGTGGTGCCGTTGATGACGCGGTCGTCCGACTGTTCAGCAGCGGTTCCCCAGCAGAGGTTGGAGAAGTGGTTGTTGAACGGGTTGCTGTCCCGGTGCCGTACCTGCGCCTCCGGGAAGGGCTTCGCCCCGTGGAACGCCTCGCAGACCAACGTGTGGACGCGCCGGGAGTACTTCTTGCCGTCGAGGTGCACGATCACTTGCAGGTAGCCGTGGTTGCCTATCACCGGCTTCACCACCGAGCGCGGGCCGGTGATCTGCCCGTCTTCGCGGATCCGGTACAGGGTGAACGTGGGGTGTGTGAGTTCCAGCATGCCCTACATGCTACATCATTACTAGAACGCCAGAACCCCCTCCGTTTGGAGGGGGTTCTGGCAGCTCGTAGGCCTGTGACCTGCGGGTATGCTAGATACCCGTTATCACACGTCCTGCCTTCGGCTGGTCGAGGAAGATCGCCGACTGGCGGACGACGTTGCAGCGCCACGTCTCGTTCGTGGAGTTGTGCTCCAGCGGCGTGACGTCAAGGGCGCGCTCGTCGGCGATGCCGCCGATGGTGCCCGCCTCCAGGAGGATCGCGCTGTTGGTCGGCACGCGCCACGACTTGACGACGCGGAACTGACCGAAGAGCAGGCCCGGCAGGGACAGCTTGTCGGCGGACGCGGTGCGGTCCGAGCCGACGAAGTACTTGTTCATGTCCGAGTTGAGCGCCAGGTCCATCGCCCGCGCGTGGTGCAGGATCAGGGTGTTCGGCTCGAAGCCGAACTTGGCCACGCCGGTCTGGTTCGTGGTCTCCGCGTCGGCGAGCTGGATGGCCAGCATCGCGTTCGCCAGGGTCGAGCGGACGTCCGTGGCGGTCGCCCACGCGGTGCCGGAGGCGGTCGACGCGAGGCCCGCGATGGCCTGGGCCAGGAACGCGTCCTCCCAGGCGGCCTTCATCGAGTTCACGACCTGCGTGATCGACGTGTTGACCCTGTCCATGTCATTCCTGCGCCGCATCTCTTCGGTGAACTCGATACCGAAGGCCCGCTTGATGGTGCGCGCGGCCTTGCCGATGCCGAGGTTCGCCGTGATCAGCGGGATCTCGCCGCCTTCAGCGACCACCGAGGGGCCGCCGTTGGCGTAGAGCGGCGTGGACTCGTTGTACAGGACGACGCCGCTGGGGACGTCCTGTACCTTGCGTAACACCGTGTCGGTGATGAACTGCTGGTCGGCCAGGGAGAGGATCCTCTCCTTGATGACCGCCGGGCGCTTCAGCAGGGTGTTGACTGTGAGGCGGTAGCCGTCGTTGCTCGAAACGGTTCCGACCGTGGTCTGAGGCATGTCTCAGTCGTCCTTTCTAGTTCTTCTCGGGATCAGACGCCGAGACGGAGGTCGACCGGGCCGGTCGAGCCGTTGGAGATGGCGGCCTGCGCGATGCCGATGATCGCGGCCGGGGAGTCGGTGCCGGACACCCACGGAACGACGGTTCCGGCGGCCCCGGCCTTGAGGACGTCGAACGCGGCGACGGCGCCTCCGGCGAGAAGGTTCCAGACACCGGCCTTGGAGACGGCGACGTAGTCGACCATCGTGGAGGTGTCGAAGGCCTTGCGGGTCACGCCCGTGCCGTAGGTGATGTCGTTGTCCGGGACGGAGGTACCGACCGCGTCGTCAGTCGCGACACCCGCGACCTTGAGCGAGGTGACGGCCGCTTCCTGGACCTTGGTGGTGCTGGACTCGGTGACGAACTCGACCAGGCGCCCGGCGCGGACGGCGCCGGAGCTGATGACCTGGAAGGTCTGCGGTGAACCGTGCTTGAAGACGGGGCTCACACCCATTGTTTTCTCCTTCGAGAGGTCTGCCGGGAGCCCCGGTCAGTAGTCGTACTGCTCGCCCCAGAGGGAGGCGAGCTTCTTGTCTTCCTGGGCCGCCAGGGCTTCGACGTCGTCGCGGTCCGGGGAGTAGCTGTGACCCCGTTCACGGGCGAGGTCGATGTAACCCGTGGCGGAGTCGAGGAGCTGCCGCACAACGGCTGCTGCGTCCACGGTCTCGATGCCGCCGATCGCGTTGGAGAACTCCAACGTGGCTGCGGGTCCGGCCAGCAGGACCGGACGGGCCAGGTCGACCAGCGCGGCCGGGACGCCCTTGCGGACGTAGTCGGCCTTGAGGCTGTCGAACTGCTGCGCGGCGAGCTGGGACTGAAGGACAGCCACCTGGTTGGACAGGGCGACGACCTCGGGGCCCGCCTCGTTGGACAGGGAGACCGCTCCGGCTCCGACCAGCTCGCGGGATTCGGCCGGGGCCTCCTCCTGGACGGCTGCCGCCTGCTCTTCAGCGATGGCGGCGGCCTCTTCGGATCCGGCGGCCTGTGCGGCAGCGTCCTTGGCCTCGGCCTCGGCCCACAGCTTGGCCATCTCCTCGTCAGAGAAGCCTTCCAGGGAGTCGTCCTCCCCGAGCGTGGGGTCTTCGGTGCCCAGGCCGCTGTTGAAGTCGCCGGAGGCCAGGCGTTCGACCAGTTCGTCGTCCGTCGGCTCGGCCGTAACCTCGGCGACGGCCTCGGTCTCCTCGGAGACGGTCTCTTCGGCGGTGGCCTCGGTCTCGTCGGTGTTCTCCGCGCCGGTCTCGGTGTCGAGGCCCAGTTCGGCGGCCAGCTCGTCCAGTTCGGCGTCCGAGAGGGCTTCGACGGCGGCGGCGATGTCCTCCTCGGAGGGGATCCCGGCCTCTGCTTCGGCGTCGGCGAGGAAGTCGGCTTCACCCGGCTCTTCGATGAGTTCGTCGTCGTCCACCTCGGCGGTGGCGGTTTCGTCGGTGTCGAAGGCGGAGCCGAAGATTTCCAGCTCGTCGTCCGTCATTCCGAGGGCGTCCAGCGCTTCGGGGGTCATTCCGGCAGCCGTGGCCACCTGCTGTAAAAGGTCGGCACGTGTGGCCATGTGCTCCAACTCCTCGTAAGAGGTTGCGGACAGGTCGATCACGTTTTCCGCCGGACCTCCGTTGGACAGCGCCACCTCTTCCCAGGTGCCGAGTCCTGGAATGACCGGGTCTAACGTGCCCAGAACATGCTGAAGCGCCCGGGGGAAATGTTTCCCGTCCGAGCGCTGGTAGTTTTCGAGGATGCGGGCGGACACGCCTAACTTCGGGTTCTCGTCCAGAACCTTGGCTGCGTCCGGGGTGACCTGGAAGACGGCGTACAGGCCGTCTTCATCGACCTCTACTGACTTGACCTCGCCACGGAACCGCTCGGGGTCGAGGGTGTGGGAGTTGTTGTCGGGGGCCATCATGAAGGCCACCTGGTCGTAGGCGCCCTGATGGAAGGAGTTCGCCAGGTCGGTGAGGTAGGCGTCATCGAAGCGGATTTTGCGGCCCTTGTAGTTGATCGTGGCCTTCGGGAGGATCCTCTTGCGATACACCTTCTGGGACAGCGCGATGGCGGCACCGTCGTCCTGAGGGGACAACAGTAATTCGCTCTCGGGCATCCCGTTACCTCACTTCACTTTCGACTGCGCATCATCTTAACTGACTAGTCCCAGTATTGGCTATCATGCGCCCTTGAATCAAGCAATACCAGGATGAGCTGGGCATGCTTTTTACGGGCTATTTCCGCGGGCTATTTCAGTGGGCCTTTATCGGCGTTCCAGGGAAATCCAACTGCCTGCGCCCAGCGTCGCCGTCTGCCCTGCGGTTCCCGAGGCGAACGTGACCGTCAGGTTCCCGGCCGTTCCGGTAGTGATCAAGGACCCCGTGAGCATCGCCGTCTTGTTGGCGCCGGACCCGGACCATGTGTCGATCGAGGAGATGAGCGGGAAGCTCGTCGCCACCGAGTCGCCCCAGATCATCGTGGCGCCGGACGGCCCCGTGAAGCCGTGGGTGAAGGACACACCCGCCGGGGACTGGATGACCAGGCAGCCGCGCAGCAGGTACGTGGTGTTCGCCTCCACGGCGATGACGAGCTGCGTGGAGGCGGTCTGCGCGGTCACGGTGACGTTCTGGGCCGTGGACGCCAGCGCGGACAGGGTGTTCTGGATCACGATGATCGCGCCGTTGGCCTGGCGCACCTTCAGGGTGTTGTTCTCGCAGTACATGACGGCGGCATTGGGGTTGGCGTTGGGGACCGTGGTGGCGTTCGTGAACGCGATCAGTGCGCCGTTGCCTCCGCCGAACGATCCGGACGACCCCATGCGCAGGTTCGCCAACTGGCTGGTTCCGGAGGCCGTGAACGACGTGCCGGTGAAAGTCGTGCCCGTGAGGCCGCCGGTCAGGGTGCCGCCTGAGAGCTGGAGGTAGCGGGCGTCGCCCAGCGTCTGGGTCAGATAGCGGGCGTCGTTCGGGTCACCCGTGGTGCCACCGCCGATGTTGCCCCGGACCAGGCTGCCCGCGCCTGCGAGTTCCAGCGGGCCCTGCGCCAGGGTGCCGGAGACGATCAGGGTGTTGCCCTGGATGTTGTTGCTGCCGGTTCCTCCGGTGCTCTCCTCGCGGATGAGGGAGCGCCCGGCGCCGTTGGTCGGGGCCGAGCGGATGGTGTTGCCCTGGACGACGTTGTTGATCGCACCGGACTCCAGGCGGATGCCGGAGGCGGTTCCGGCCGTGCCGAGGGCGCCGACGCCGAAGATCGTGTTGGAGGTGGCAGTGCAGTTGGGGGCGGCGATGAAGACGGCGTCCCCTCCGAGGCTGTCGAAGGTGCAGCCCAGGAGCTGTGTGCTGCCGACGGTCTGGATGCGGATGCCCTTGGCGGCGTTGGTGCCGCCGCCTACGAAGTTGCATTCCGAGACGGTCTGGAAACCGGCCAGGTCCAGGATGTGCACGGCGGTTCCGGTGCCGGTGCCGCCGGAGCCTCCGAGGGTTTCGAAGTCGCAGCCGATGATCTGGTTCTCGGTGCTGGACGACATGGTCAGGCCGCGTCCCGGGCCGGTCGAGCCGGTGGAGTTGTCGAAGAGGCAGCCGATGACGCGGTTGTTGTGGCCGAAGCTGCCGCCGGACATGCCGCCGAGGTACAGGGCGTCGTCGCGGCAGGCGGTGAAGTGGACGTTGTCGAACCGGCAGGCGATGGCTCCCAGGGCGTTGATGCCGCCGGAGCTGCCGAGGGTTCCCTGCGAGAGGCAGTTGCCGTCGATCGTCAGGTCCCGCATGGTAATCCGGGTGTCGGCCCCGGTCATCTGGAAGATGTAGCAGTTCTTGTTGGCCTTGAGCTGAATGCGGGTGCCCCATCCGGCGCCGAAGATGCTCAGGCCCTCCCCGGCCGGGATGCTGATCGTGGAGGAGACCGCGTACGTACCGGCGGGTAAGTAGACGGAGGTGTGCGCGGAGGACGCGTCGTTGATCGCGGCCTGGAGTGCGGCCGTGTCGTCGGCCACCCCGTCGCCGATCGCTCCGTATGCGGGGCTCTTGACGTTGATGCCAGCGGACGCCCAGGGGCCCTCGATCATGTAAGCCATCAGGCACCCCGCCCGGGTAAGTCGCTTGGCATCCCGTTTACCCCCACTAGATAGATCCATCTCATGTTACGGGTTCAATGCCCGATTTCCTACGCCTGGAAGGCTTCCCTCCAGCTTCTTGCAGCGTTGCTTGCAGTGCTGGCTGTAGAGGGCTCGGGCAGGGGTCGGCAGCCGTCCACGAGGCGGTTACCCCATTCTGAAAGATGAGGTCGCCCCCTCCCCCGGGCGTGTGCGCGCGTACACGTACATGGATCACATCTCAAAACAGGGTAACGAGGTAACTCACATGCATTTACGCAGGTCAGAGCACATATTTGGGTTACTTTTTACGAGGTAACTTAGGGGTAACTAGAGGGTAACCAGGGCTGTTCCATGATCAACTAGCCAAGACTTTGTCCTGACATTTGAGCGACCAAGATCAAGTTACTTCCCTGGTTACCCCGCCGAAGTAACCGTGGACACCTTGTGATCACGTGTTAGGGTGTGCCCCTGAAACGTAAGAACCCCCGACCGGCGGTCACCAGTCGGGGGGCTACTGAGAGGGCAAGCTCTCTATGACGGAGAATATCTCCCCTACCACCCCGGCAGCAACCACCCTCGCCGCCACCCCGGTTACGAAAGCCACCCTCGACACGGGCTGGCTGATGACCCGGGACAACGTCGTCCACGTGATCACGCGTGGACGCGACCCCCAGGACTCCTCCCAGTACATCCTGGACGAAGAACCCTACGGTGATTTCGACATCGTGGCACTCGGCATCATCGCCGACGACAAGACCGAGCGCCGGGCCTGGGACGTCGTGATCGTCCGGCAGAGCGACGGCAAGGAGCTGCGCCGCATCCTGGACGAGAAAACCCTCGCGGACAGCAAGAGGCTGACGCTGTGGCTGACCTCGGCCGGAGTCTCCGTGATGTGCCCCGACGGCGCGCTCGGCGGCGGTGTTGCCCAGGGCGTGCGCCTGCTGCGCTACATCAACGCGCAGAAGCCGCCGGAGGCCACGATCGTGGACCAGGTGGGCTACCACCCCGACCTGAACGTTTTCGTGGCCCACGAGGGCGTCCTGCGCCCGGGAGACACCGCGTTCGACCCCAAGGCGCCCTACCGTCCCTCTGCGCAGCTCTCCACGTCCGGGGACGCCCCCTTCGCCTACGGGTTCGCGCCGAAGGGTCTGGAGGAGGTCCGGGACGTGCTGGCGCAGGTGCTGACGTTCCATGACGAAACGCCCCTGGCGGTCGCTGCGTCGTGGATGGTGATGTCCCTGGTGCAGTCCGCGATCATCCAGCACACGTCGCATTTTCCCGTGATGGCCATCGAGGCGCCGTCGGGGTCGGGCAAGACCACGGGTGCCCTGTCGATGCTCCGGCAGTTGCTCACGGGCAACACCTCCGGGCCCTCCCAGGGAACGATCCCCGACGTCCGCCAGAAGATCGCGTCCACCCGGTCCGGATTCGTCCACATTGACGACCTGGACGACCCGAAAGCCGTGTTCGAGATGCTGCGGCTGTCGACGGCCGACGGCACCAAGATGATGCGCTCGCACGCCTCGGGGTTCATGGCCTCCCAGCACTCCCAGCTCACCGGAACGATTCTGCTGACCGGCGAGTACCTGGGCCTGCGGTCCCAGAAGGCGCTGGTGGACCGGATTCTGATGCTGGAGCTGACGGACCCCACCAACCGCAAGTCCCAGATCCCCGGCCGGGAGCACATCTCCCAGTGGGCCGACGTGACGGCCCTGTCCCGCCGCTACCCGGGCACGGTCGTTGCGGAGATCCTGCGCTGGCTGGACGACATCGAAGCGCTGCTGGACGAGGTCAAGCCGTGCCCGGGACGTCTGGGTGACAAGTACGCGACGGTGCTGGCCGGGGCCTGCTTCGTGGATCACCTGCTCGGCGACTCCAAGGCGTGGATCAAAAAGGGTGATACGTACGCGCAGGTGATGGCCTGGGTCGAAGAGGACATGCAGTTCGCGAACTCCTGGGACAACGCCCTGACGACCGAAATCCTCCCCTGGGCCCTGCACGAGTACGGCGGCTGGGCCGGGGTGGACATCAACGCCTACGAACCGGTCAAGATCTCCGGCAAGACCTTCGTCACCGCGCCCGGCTTCTACAAGGAGGACGGGGACAACGGGGAGGGCATCTTCATTCACCCGCGCACCCTCGCCGACGCCTGGCGGGCCTACGTCGGTCACAAGGCCGAGGACCGTGTCCACTCGTCCGCCGCCATCGTCGCGCAGGCCAAGATCGCCGGGTTCGTGGAGAAGGTCATCAAGGTCCCCGGCGGCAAGTCCGTCAAGGGCTGGATCCTCCACGGCGACAAGGTGGAGATCATCCGCCAGCGCGCAAGCTGACCCCGAGAACGCGAGACCCCCGCCGGACGTATCCGGCGGGGGTCTTCTGCTGCAAGGTCAGGAAGCGGGGTTCCGCTTCGCCAGCCGCTCGCGGACCGCCTTCTTCACCATGTCCGTGCGGCCCCGGCGCTGACGGGCCTCCTGCTCCCGGGCGAACGCCGCACGCTCCTCGGCGGTCACCGCCACCGGGATCACCTGCATCTGCATGCGCTCCTGGACCTGGGCGATGTGCTCGTCCAGCCCTGCCTGGTCGTTGTCGTTGCTCTCGGGACCGCTCATGAACCGTCTCCTAGTAGTTCCTGCCAGTGTAGAACCGCTTGCCTGTTCGGACTAATCCCATTCGTCGGTGGGGACGATCTCCACGACGATGTAGCGCTTGCCGCTGTACGGCTTGGTTCCGTCCGGCGGGGACGCCTGGTCCGAGACCACCCGGTACTTGGTGCCGCGCGGCAGCAGGATCTCCTGCTCGTGGGAGAACTTGGATCCCGTCGCGTAGTTGGCGTCGATGACCTTGTGCCCCTTGGGGATGCGGACTTCCATCCACACGTTGCCGCTGAAGGCGTTCTTGTCCTTGGCCGTCGAACCGTACGCCAGGTCCTGGTAGACGTTGCCGGGGTCCATCGGCGGCGGGAAGTCCGGGAACTGGCCGTTGGTGCCCATCTTGCGGACCGTGACGAGGTCGTGGGCCAGCGGCGGCGCCTGCCGGAACGCGTCGTCCATGTGCTTGATGGTGTCGTCCCAGTCACCGCCCGTGGCCCCGACCGGCGGCGTGATCATGGTGCCGTCGTAGTCGAAGTGGCCGCGAAGCTGACCGTTGATCTCCGAGTGCTCGTGACCCGTGTACGTGTACACGGCGGACGACGCCTTGCCCTTGGGCTTCCAGCCGTTGCCGATGTCCACACCGTTGGTCGCGGCCGTGTACCCGGCGGCGTGTGCCCCGGCGAACTGCGTCTTGGTGTGCGCCAGGACCGCGTCTTCGTCGCCCGCCTCGGCGGCCGTCATCCCCTTGGGGACCGCCTTGGCCGGGTCGAAGGACGCCGGATCGAACGGCGAGCTGTAGTGCGCGTCCCAGTCCTTCTTCGCCTGCTTGTACAGGGCGATCTGCGCCGGGGTCGCGTTCGGGCCGTGGGCCTGGTCGTACAGCTTCTTCAGCAGTACCGCGTTCGCCTTCTTGGTGATACCCAGGCCGGTGTACTTGACCTCCGGAGCCGTCACCACGTCGGGCGAAAGACCCTGGCTCTTGAGGTACGTCTTCGGCGAGTTCTGGGCCTGCGCGATGTCCAGCGTGGACGCGCCCGCCTTCTCGGCGGCTTCCTTGAGGTCGATGGACTTGTCATAGTCCCAGTGGTCACTGTTCTGCGGCAGGTTGTGCTCGGCCAGGGCCTTGAGCGCCGCCTGCTTGGCGGAGAGCGAACCGGTACCGGACGGTGCCGCCGCAGCCGCAGCCGTCGCCGGGTTGTTCTGCTTGTCCAGTTCGGCCTGGGCCTCGGTGTTCCAGTGCTTGTTGATGACGCCCTGCTTGAAGTCAGCGAACGCCTGCGGGTTCTCGTTCTTCCACTTGGCGAACTCCTCCTTCGTGAAGTTCTTGCCGCCGTAGTTCTTGGCCATCCACTCGGCGGCGAGCTTGGCCTCCTTCTGCGTCTTGAACTTGTGCGAGCCCATCTTCATGCCGTCGGCCTGCGTCACCGACCAGCCGGAGCCACCGAGGGCCTTGTGGACCACGAGGTTCTTGGGACCGGCCACGCCCTGGGACATGTGCGTGTTGCCGTCGGCGTCCTTGACCCCGTGCTCCACCTTGGACCACTTGGCCTTCGGCTTGAACGGGTCCGTCTTCGGGCCGGACGGGGCCGCCGGAGCCGACGCGTCCGCCTCAGGGGCCTTCTTCTCCGCCGGAGCAGCCGCGCTCTCCTTGGCCTTCAGCGCCTTCAGCGTCTCGTCCGACTTGTAGTACGCCGCGTGGATCTCGTCGGGGGTGGCCCCGGCGTTGATGGCGGCGTTCTCCAGCTTCTCGGACGTCTGGTGGTTCCAGTCGGCGGTGTTGTCGTCGTGCTCGTGCGCGGCGAGCGCCTTGAGCGCCTTCTCCTTCTCCGACAGGCCCTGGGGCGCCGGAGTAGGTGCAGAGGACTTGGAGACCTTGTCCAGGAACGCCTTCGGGTTCTGGATGGCGGCGATGACTTCCTTGGGGTCCGCGCCCAGGTCGATGGCCTTCTGCTTCAGGGTCGTGTATTCGCCGGGCTCCCACTCTTCCCCGGAGGCCATCTTCTCGGCCATGGTCTTGATCACGGCGTCCTTCGCCGACAGACCGGAGTCCTTCGCAGAAGGCGACGGGGCCGAGGGGCTGTTGGCGAGGAAGGCGTCCGGGTCCTTGACCACGGAGGTGATTTCCGCCTTCGTGGCGCCCGCCGCGAGAGCCTTCGACTTTGCGACCTTGTAGTCGGTCTCGTTCCAGTCGTTGTCATCGATCTTCATCATCTCGGCGATGGCCTTGAGCGCGGCGTCCTTCTCCGCCGAACCGCCGGAACCGGCCTCCGGGGCATCGGCAGCCTTGGCCGCCTTCTGCGCCGGAGCAGCGCCCTGCTTGCCCTTGTCGGGCAGGTCGTCGTAGAGCTTCTGGAAGTCCTTGCCCAGGCTGTTCTTGTGGGCAACGATCTTGTCGAGGAACTTCTCCTCGGTGTCGACGCCGCCCGGGAACTTGTGGCCGCTCGCGAGGGCCTGCTTGGCGTACGGGGCGAAGAGCCGCTTGAACTCCTCGTCCGGCATGTCCTGGATTGCCTTGATCGTTTTGGCGAACTCGTTGTCCCCGGACGGGTCCGGGAGCTGGATCTTGCCTTCCTTGGCAGCCTGCCACAGGGCGGGGTACACGGCCGAGTGCGCGTTCGGGCCGTACGTGGTCAGCGGGTCGCCCTTGGACTTGCCGCCGTCGCCCTTGTACGGGTCGCCGTTGGAGGCGCCCACGGTGTACTTGAACGCCTGGCCCTGGTCGATCGACATGAGGCCGGTCGACGGGGACTTGATCCACTGGCCGTTGTGGGAGTCCTGGTTGCCGGTGGCGTAGTCCAGCACCTGGTGCTGGAGCATCTTCATGATGTCCTCGGGGGGCATCTTCGCGGCCATGTCGGCGTTGAACTTGTAGCCCGGGAACGCGTCCTCGGCGCCGGGGATCATGCCCTGGAGGTGACCGTCCTTGGTCTTCACGAACACCGGGGTCGGCAGGCCGACCTTGCGGTGCAGCGCGGCGACGGCGGGGTCAAGGCTGCGGGAGTACTCGTCCGTCTTCGCCAGCCACAGGTTCCCGTCCTCGTCCTTCATCAGCTTGCTGCCGTGGGAACCGAGCGTCTTGCCGGTGTACGTCAGCTTGCCGACCGGCTTGAGAACCTTGCCGTCGTCGGCCGCGTCGACCTTCTTGACCGGAGCGGACGGAGCCTCGGCGGCCTTCTTGGTCGCGGCGGCGTCGGCCGCGTCACCGTGGTGCTGGACCAGGTTCTTGAACTTGTTGACGGCCCAGTCCTTGGGCTCGTCCTTGTCCTGCTCCGCCTTGAGGGCCTTCGCAGCCGCCTGACCGGCCGCCTGGTGGTCCTTGTGGTCCCCGGTGATCTCGGCGATGGACGACAGCGCGTTCGCCTTCATGGCGGGGCTGTCCGCCTTGTCGGCGAGTTCCGCGACCTTCTTGTAGTTCTCGATCGCCTTGTCTTTGTCCCCGGCCGTCAGGGCGTCGTCAGCGGCGTTGAACGCCTGCCCGGCCTGCTGGAGCGCCTGCGACTTCTCCGACTCGGCCTTGGCGGCAGCAGTGGCCTGCTCGCCGTGCTGGGTCGCCTTGGCCATGTGGCCCTGGGCGGCCTCCTTGTGGTCCGCCGCCAGGCCCTGGAAGCCCGCGTCCAAGGCGGCCTTCTCCGCGTTGGAGTGCAGCAGGGCCGCTTCCAGGTGCTTGGCGTTCAGCGTGTCGTCGCTGGCCTTGGCGTAGGTCGCCTCGTGCACCTCGGACGTCTTGGCGTGCGCCTTCTTGCCGTGGGCGTCGTACGCCTGCATCTTCGCGAGCGCTTCGGCGTTCTTCTTGTCGACCTCGGCGGCCTTGGCCTTGTACGAGGCGGCGTTCGCCTTGTGGTCCTCGGCCTCGTCGTGCAGACCGGCGGCCTTCGCAGCCTGGTGCGCCTTCTCGTACTTGGCGGCGGCGTCCTTGAACGCGGTCGACGCCGAACCCGAGTCCCCCAGCGCGTGGCCCTTGTTGGCGGCCTCGTCGGCGGCCTTGGCGTGCTTGGCGATCTCGGCCTGGGCCGCCTTCTGCTTGGCCTCGTGCTCGTCGTGCTGCTTCTGGAGCCCGGCCGCGATCTCCGCGTGCTTGGCCTCGTGCTGCTTGTGCTCGTTGACGGACTCGTCGTTGCCGATCTGCCCGTGCGCGTTCGCAGCCTGCCCGTGCGCCTGGGCGGCCTGGTTGTGCGCGTGCGCCTGCGCGGCCAGCGGGGTGTCACCCTCCTCGCTGGCAATCGACGCGCTCTTGGACTTCTTGTAGGCGCCGTCCGACATGGTGGCGGCGGCCTTGTCCAGTGAGTCGTGCGTCTTCTGCTGGTTCTCGGCGATCTTCTCGTGCTTGGCCACCGCTCCCGCGTGGGCCTCGCCGACGAACTTGTTCCCGGCCTCCTCGTTGGCGTGCTGCGCGTTCAGGTGCGCGGCAGCAGCCTTCGTGTGCAGCTCGGCGGCCTGCTTCGGCGTGTGGTTGCCGCCCTTGATCGAGGCGGTGAGTTCGTTCGCCTCGGCCGTGAGCTTGGTCGCCTTGGCCTTGGCGTCCGCCAGCTTCTTGGCCGCCGCAGCCTTCTCGGCCTCCAGCGCCTTGGCCGCGTCCTCCTTCGCACCCTGCTCCAGCTTCGTCGCCTTCGAGGCGTGGATCGCGGAGTGCGCGGAGTGCGTGAGGACACCCGACTTCAGGCCGTCCTTGCCCATGCCCTGGAAGTGGTGGGCGGCGTCGGCGTGCTGAGTCGCCGCGACCTTGTGGGCCGCCGCCAGAACGGCCTTGGAAGCGCCGGACTCTTCGAGCTTGTGCACCATGTTGGTGGCGCGCTCGGCCTTCTGGACGGCTGCCTTCGCCGCTTCCTGCTTGGCCGCGACACCCGCCGCGCCCTTCTTGACCTCGGCCTCCCAGTCCGCCTTGGAGGCGTACCGGTTGACGGCCTTGAAGGAGATCTTGCCGTCGGCGCCCTTGACGAAGTGGCCGGTGGTGTGACCGCCGGAGATGTGGCCGTGCTGACGGGCGAGACCGCCGCCGGACAGACCACGGGAGGGGATCAGGGGGTTGATCAAGATCCATCCGTGGCGGTATCTAAATGCAAGGGCGCCAGCGGGATTTTTCGAGAAATCTAAGGTGTGAGCGTCAACAACCCTCACATTCTTAGGTAACACCCCGACGAACGCTAACTCATATTCCACGTTCACAAGCGGTTCGCTCCTTTCAGCGTGCCGTCTTCGAGCGGTAGTAAGAGCGGTCCGCTGTCCGCTTTGCTTCCAGTTCCTCGGGCGTCCAGGACGCCCGACGTGCGGCTGCCTTGTCCCTCATGCAGGCCAGGCAGTAGCGCCGGTTCTTCTTGTCCCGACGCGTGTTCTCCGGGGTGTACTCGTGCTGTTGAGGGCAGTGAGTCTTTCGACCGTTCCCGTTCTGGGTGCCCCGTGCTGCGTGCATGCGACGCTTGTTCTCTTCTGGTGTCACCCATTCGAGGCAGTCCGGATTTACACAGTTGCGGACCCTGCACAGGTGATCCGGCTCCAGCCCTTCCGGGCAAGGACCGACCAGCAGTTCCCAGACCAGCCGGTGAACCCGCCAAATCTTCAGCTTCCACGTCACCACGGCGTAGCCCGATTTGCTGGTATCTCCTGTCCAGCGCCAGCAGATCCCATCGGGTTCTACTCGCGCCCACAGTCGTTCCTCGCGCTGAGCATCCGTCACCATCATGAGATAAGTATACCTCATGATGATAGCGGAAAGCGCAGGTCAGAGGCACTTTTTGCCCTTCTGACGCCGCTTCTTCTGCGCCTTGATCGCCGCATCCGCCAGGTAGCGCTTCGGATACTTCGTGGTCAGGCTGTTGACTGTGAGCCGTGCCCCGTCCTGGGAACTCCCGGTGGGTACGGTGACCTGCTCCGATGCCATGGGCTGGGACAGGTTGACGTTGTTGCGGAGGTTGTCCTTGATCTCTTCCTGCTGGGCCTCGTAGTGGTCCAGCAGCCGGACCTGGGTCGGGGTTAGCGGCCGACCGGCCTTCTTGTCCGCGAGGGCCTGACGGGTGGCGTCGGAGATCAGCTTCTGCTTGGCCTTGGCCTTCGCCGCCTTCTCCTTCGCCGCCTGCTTCTGCGCCCGGAGCTTGGCCACCTCCGCCTTCTTCTTGGCCATCTCCTTGGCGTGCGCGGCCTTCTTGGCGGCAGCCGCCTTGGCCCGCGCCGCCCGCTTGGCCTCGGCCTCGTGGTGCTTCTTGGCGGAAGCGGCCTTCTTCGATGCCTTCTTGGCGTCGGCGGTGGCCTTGTTCTTGTACGCCTGGGCGATGGCCGCCTTGGTGGCGTCGGTGTGACCGGTCATGTCCTTGATCTCCTGCGCAGACTTGTCTTTCTGCGAGGGACCGACGGGGTTGCCGTTCTTGTCGACGGGGACCCAGTTGTGTTTCCAGCCGACGGCGCCCGGGGGGAGCTGGTGCTTGCCGTGCGGGTTGTCCTTCGGCTTCTTGTCCTTGGCCTTCGGCTTGTGCGCCTTCTCCGGCCGGGGGCCGGAGGATCCCGCGATATCCGCCGGGACGGCCAGGTCGATCGCAGAGGAGCCGTCCAGGACGGCTCGCAGGAACGTCATCGGCTGGGACAACGTCACCTCCTCCCCCGGGTCGGATGCTGCGTGGGTAACGGTGACCACGGGGAACTCTCCTTCGTGTGAGACGTGTGTGACGTGCAGGCGGGTGCCGCGCGGCAGGACGGTTTCGTCTCCCCGGACGGGGATGATCGGGGCGCCCTTGCGGCCTTGGATGCGGAAGAGAACCTTTTTGCCGGTCTCGTGTCCGCGTTCGTGCATGTAGTACTCCGCCACGTCCCGGGAGAACGCGGCGGATCCGTAGCCCTTGTCGTGCAGGACGGAGCCGGGCGTGAGCGCGGCGATCTGGTCGTCGGTGAGGGAGGCCCCGCGCCACAGGTCGGCGTCCCGGCTCAGGGACGCCTTGGCGGCCACCGAGTCGAGTCCCTTGTTACGGGCCTCCTCCTCGGCGTCCAGGGCTTCCCCGTTGCGCAGCTTGCGGTTGATCCGCAGCGTGTCCTTGTCGAAGGCCACGTAGTCGTTGACGGCCGCGTGGTCACTCTTGCCCAGAACGGCTTCCCGCAGATGGGTGTTGCCGCCCGGCAGGGAGTCTGTGTCGGCGTCCGATACGGCCTTGCCGTGCACGGCGACGTTGGCCCAACTGCCCTTGTGGTCAACGGTCGGGTAGGGGCGGTCTTCGCCCTCTTCCTCTTCGGCCATGGCCAGCAGAGCCTTCATGGCGTCCATGGCCGACCACTTGCCGTCCGGGGTGCGGGGCTCGTCGGGGTTGAAGTTCGCCAGCTTGACCGTACGGCCCTTGTTCGGTGTCGCGTGGGCCCTGGCCTTGGAGGCTTCCCAGTCGGCCAGGGCGGCGGATGCGGCAGCGCGTACTTCGGGGCGGACGTTGCCGCGCCCGGAGGCCCAGTTTTTGATGGTGCCGAGGGCCGTGGCGATGGCCCGGGACTTGTCCATGCCCCGCTTGGTCATCAGGCTGTGCGCGATGTTTTGCACGTACGGCGGAAGGCTCAGGGAGCGGTCCCCGAAGAGACCGGGTCCTCCCGGCTTCCCGAGCGGGTGCGGTGTGACCGCTAACGCCGCTGTCTCGGCACTCATTCTGTCTACCTCGCCGTGCCGGTCAGGTCAGTGGAATGCGGCGATCTTGATGGTCGCCACGGACGCGGTGACCTTGACGGTGTCTCCGGTGACGGAGTACGGGAAGTCCGCCGGGGCCAGGAGGTAGAACGTGCTCGCGGAGAGCGTGTAGACCTTGTCGGGCACGACCAGGCCGGTCGGCATGGTCACGTTGGACTTGACGGTGAGCGTGCCCCCGGCGGTGCCGCCATCGACGTACAGCCAGGTCTGGCCGTCGTTCTGGAAGGTGTTGCCGGTGATGTCGGCGACGGCGGTGGCGATGGTCGCCAGGCCGACGGCCGAAGCAGAAACGACGTTTAACGCAGTAGCCATTAGGGGTCTCCCTCACGCGAGTTTTCAGGCAGGCATGCCGGATACCAAACTACCCGTTTATCCGTCAATAAGGGAGGCTAGTACACGTCGAGCTATTTCCTTCTCAGATGTTCCGGAAGGGCCGTCACCACTGGTTTTCCTTCGTAGGCGGGAAGGGGGTAGCAGCGGCAGCGCGGGTGTCTTCCTCCGGGGTGCAGTCCTTCCGGGGGTGTGCTCGCGGAGTAGTTCTTTCCGATAAGCCACCGACAGTCGGGGGTGGTGTTGTCGTCCAGAATTCCGCCCCAGCCGAGAGTGTCGCTGGATGTGGTGGTCTGCATGTTCACGGAGCCCTTGGCGGCGGCTATCCGGCGGGCGCACGCCTGTTGGTGCTGGGCGAACAGAGCCTTCTCCCGGGCGAGGGCTTTGCCCAGGTCAGGGGCGTCTGCGAGGCGTCGGACGGCTGCGGCGAGGTAGGCGGCCCGGTAGCGCATGTTCTCCCGGCGGGCTGCGGCGACGGGGTCCGTGCCTTTTGCGAGGGCCTTCTTACCGGGCTTGTACTTCATCGCGGCGAGGATCCCGAGGACGAGCTTTTTCGGGGTTTTCAGCACAGCGGAAATAGCCTGTATTGCGGCGATGAGAGGAGGTCCCGCCAATAACACGGCGAGAACAGCCGCGATCTCGGCATCGTGCTGAGAAGGGGCCTTTTGGGCTATTTGCTGGTCTTGCTCGTCCATGCGCTCTCCCGGTAACATCCGTTTCGGGTGGTTGGGTGATCGAACCCCCGCTAGTCGAAGCACTGCTCCTAGCGGGGGTTCGGTTTTTTTATTTGCCCTTCCCGGCACCCTGACTACCGGTGGAACCCTTTGCCGCAGCGGCCTTCTGCTGGACCATCTTCGCGGCCTTGTTGATGCTCGCCCCGGCCTTCGCCAGCTCCGCCTTGCGCTGCACGTTCGCAGCCCCCACGGCCGCGCCCGACTGCGGGCCGCCCTGGGCCGCGAGCTGCTTCTGCGCGTCCAGACCCGTGCGCTTGGTCTCCAGCTCCAGGTCCATGCGCTCGTCAATGCGGTCGGCGAGCTGCTTGAACTCCTGGTTGACCTCTTCCATCGGCATGTCGAGGTAGGTCCCCATCATGCGGGTCAGCTCCGTCATGAACGCCTGGGGGACGCGGAGTTCGGTCGGGGTCGTGCCGAACGCCGTCAGCAGCTCCTTGACGACGGTCAGGTCACCCTCGGACAGCGGCCCGAACTCGAACGTCGGGCAGACCGCGCCGGGGCCGAAGTTGTACATGACCAGGTCGGCGATCACGTAGTTCGTGATCGATTCGGCCAGCTCCCGCGCGGTGCCCGTCAGGGACTGGAGGAAGAAGTCGCTCTGGTCCTTGGACAGGGCGTACGAACCGCCGGGGCTGTCGGGCAGGTTGGTGAACCCGGCCAGCACGGACGCGGCCATCTGGTTGTCCAGGTAGTCGATGAACTCCTTGAACAGGGCGGCGGCCCCGGTGCCCAGCTCCAGCGTGCTGATGTCCGTCTCGGTCGACGTGCCCAGCACACCGCCGTTCTTCAGGTGCCGCAGCGCCTGCGCGTACTGCCGGGCCCGGGTCTCGTCCTCGGCCCGCACGACGTACCGGCCGGTGGCGTTGGCCTCCAGGAACGTCGCCCAGAGGAACAGCACCTTCTGCTTCTTGTCGTGGAGCCAGTAGATCAGCTCCATGTCGGAGTGACCGCGCGCGGCGTTGATGTGCTGGTTGTTCAGGTGCACCCAGGCGTACTGGGCGGGGATGTCCACCCAGATGTCCGGCCAGATCTCCCCGCCGACCGACACCGGGCGCTGCCGGAAGCCCCGGAACGCGCCGGACTTGGGGTCGCGGGCGATGGCCGTGGTGGGTGAGGGGCGGAACGCCAGCCGGTCGTAGACGACCTTGCCGTCCTTGTCGGTGAAGACCTTCTCGAAGCAGGCCTTGCGGTAGGTACGCGCGGAGAGAGCCTGCGCGATGACCAGGCGCATCGGGGTCTTCATGCCGCCCTGGTTCGCCGGGGTCGTCAGCGCCTTGGTGACGAACTCGGCCTCGCCCTTGTCCCCCGGTCCGGCGACGATCTTCCACGGCGCGGAGCGGATCGGGAGGGTGAGCACCTGCTGGATCGTGCGGGCCTTGCCGTCCTTGGCGAGCATTTCGTCAAGGGACAGCGACCCCCATTCGTCCTCGTCCAGGAGAATGCGGCCGGGGATACCGGACCACGATGCGACATAAGCGTCGGTTGTGGTGAAAAGGCTACCGGCCTCCGTGTCAAGAACGACGTCGGGAGCCCCCTTCACCGTCTTGGTCGGTGCGGCCTTTTCAGGCGCGTTACCCGACGCGTAAAAGGGTGCCGATAACGGCACATCGCCAGCCTGCTCTGCGCCCACGGCACTCCCCTACTCCTGCGTATCTATCCGGCTTATGCTAACATTCGCGATTTTTGCGCTACCAGCCCGCGAGTTCCATATCCGAGGAGGAATCCCACTTCTCCACGACGGTCTCGGTATCGACGGGCGGGGCGTACCTCTCGTCCGGGTCCTTCCATCCGGAGTCCTTCATCTCCTCGGCGCTCTGCACGACCGAGGGGAGCCAGAAGGCGTGGATGATGGCGTCCGCGCGGTCGGTGGACCGGCCCAGACGCTTCTTGATGTCATCCTTCTTTTCGATCTTGTACTTCGGGGTACCGGGCTGCGTGTCGAAGCGCGGGCAGGTCAGCTCCGCCAGCAGCTTTTCGTCCCTCGGGAACGCGATCGTCGCCCCGCCCCGGCGCGCCGGATTCAACAGCTCCCGCAGGTTCCACCAGGCCGCCGCACGGTCGTTGACGAACCCCATCTTCTTGGTGGTGTCCTTGCGCCCGGAGTTCGCCGCCGCGATGAACGCGTACGTGTCCTGAGAGTCGCGGCGCAGCTTGGCCACCACGCCGGAACCCACACCGATGCCGTCCACGATGTACTTCGCGTTCGTCGGGGCGCCGTGCTTGACCGCGATCTGCTGAAGGTCGTCGGCCGTGGTCAACGGGTCCTTGGAGGGGAACGCCAGCAGCTCGCGGACCACGTCGCCCTGACGGACCGCAGCCGTCGTCTCGTCCTCGCCGCCGTCGGAGATGTCCGCGCCGATGACGATGTCACCGGGCTGCTGCTGCTTCGGCTCGACCAGGCAGACCGGCTCCTCGGTGTCCGGGTCGATGATGTACGTGCCGTCCCGCCAGCGCTCCCAGCGGGCCATGGCAGCCTCGGCCCAGGCCAGCGGGATGACGCCCTCGGAGGACGTCTCGGGGAACAGGGCCCGCACCTTGGACATGAACAGGGAACTGTCGGCGCCCCAGCCGACCATCGACTCGTAGACCCAGGTCGGGCCGACCAGCGTCTTCTGGAGCGTCGGGGAGACCTCTTCGGTGGAGAAGGGGATGCCCTCCGCCTTCATGTACTCCACCAGCTTGGGATACCGGGAGCATGCCTCCTCGGTCATCAGCGGGCTGCGTAAGGCGTCGATGCGGATCTTGTTCCACTTCTCGCCGAGCGGAGACTCCGGGTTGCACACGGAGCGGAAGTGGGAGCCCGGGTCGGTGGGGTTCCCGATGGCCAGCACGCGGGAGGACTCGTTGGTGACCAGGGAGTCGACGGCGTCCCAGATGGACCGGTCGACGCCGCACGCCTCATCGATCACGACCAAGATCTTTTCGGCGTGGAAACCCTGGAACGCGGAGTCTTCCTTGTCCGGGGGCTTCTGGCCGATACCGACCAGCTCGCCGTTGATCTTCCACGAGGGGATCGGGGAGGACAGGATCTGACCGGGGATGGGGAAGCCGCGTTCGGCCGCGAGGTTGTGGGCGCGCTGGATGTAGCGCCACAGGATGGAGGCCACCTGGCGGGCTGTGGGCGCCGTGGTGACGAGGAAGACCTCGTTCATGGGGATGGTGGCGATCCACCAGGCTGCGAGCCGGGATGCGAGGTGGGACTTGCCTGCGGCGTGACAGGACTGGACGGCTGTGAATCGGTGGTCCCGGACGGATTCGCAGATCTGTGTCTGCATGGACCACATGTCCTCGCCGAGGACGTCGTTAACCCAGCGGGCGGGATTGCGGTGGTCGTCCTTTTTGGCCTGTAACTCGTAGAGAACGGCAAGCCTGTCCGCCCATGCGCTACCTGCCACACCCGCCCCTTTTCCCCGCTAAATCCGACCCTTGTACACGCATTGTACGGAAAGATCCAGCGGGGAAAACAGGTGAGCTATTTGGATCCGGTGCCGCCCCCGTATCCGTGCTCTTTCACGAATGCTTCGACGGCTTCATTGAGGGATTCTCCGGCCTTGTCGGTGAGCGTTCCGACGTACCGGCTGAACGTCATCAGTTCGTGCCCGGTCTTCACCCGCTCCGTGGTGACGATGTAGGGCCACTCGTCGCCGTCGGGGTCATGCCGGTCCAGCCAGTGCTGGACGAACGACCGGGTGTCCGGTCCGCCCTTCTCGGCCAGCTCCGGGGCGAACGTGTTCAGCAGCCGCAGGTGAATGCTCTTGGTGTCCCCGAAGCCCTGGTCCAGGACCACGATCAGGGTGTCTCCGTCGTGCGTGGCGGTGACCCGGGCCCGCCGGTCCCACATTCAGTACTCTCCGGCCGAGGTCTCAGGCATCGCGGCCAGGTCTTCCTTCATGTGGCGCTTCATCCGCGACCGGGCGTCCTCGCGCAGCCGCGTCTTGAGCCGGTGGTCCCGCAGCTCCTCCTTGAGCGAGGCGCGGGCCGCGAACGACCGGGCCTGGGACTCGAAGAAGTCCGCGAAGGCGCCGACGACCGCGCCGATGGCGTCCAGGGCGTCGATGAGCAGGCACGTCGGCGTCCAGCGCAGGGACGGCAGATCGGTGCTCTCGATCTTCCCCGCCACGTACACGGCGGTGAGAGCGTCGTCCTCGGAGTCGAAGTGTTCGTCAGACATGGGATCCTCCGTCACAGAATTTCAAGGTCGGACCAGCCGTCCGAACCCACGGAAAACACCAGGAGCCCCGCACGGGAGTCGTCCCCGCTGGTGTTCGAGTACCAGGAAGACCCGTTGTCGAGGGCCGGAGCCTGGAGCCAGAGCTTCCCGGACCCCACCTCTTCCGCCCGGAAATGGTGGAAATGCCCGGTCAGGAGGATGCGGGCGGCAGCGACCGGCTGCTCCCCGAACGTCTGGCCGCGCCACCAGTCCACGATCTTGCCGGGGCTGCGGACCTGGTGGCCGTGCGAGAGACCGACGACGGTCCCGGCGACGTCCACGGACACGGTCTCCTGCCACTTCTCCGGCAGGACGAACCGCACGTGGCCGTAGGCGTCGGGGTTGCAGTTGAACGCGTCGGCGACCTGCTGCATCGTCTCGATGCCCCAGTCATCGCTGGGCGGGCCGACCATCTTCCCGTTCACCCGGTGCTGGGCGTGGTTGGAGGCGGCGACCGCTGCGGTGACGGAGTCGAACTGCCGGGCGAGCCGGTTGAGCCCGTCGAAGGTCAGGCGCCTGTGCAGGCGGACCATCTCGGTCATCGTCAGGTCGTTCGTGCCGAGCTGCGCGGCCACGTTCTGCTGGCCCTCGATGCAGTCCCCTGCGTCCATCCAGAATGCGGAGTCGACCGGGCGGCCCACGGCCTTGAGGTCGCGGACGTGGTCCTGGAGCCGGTCGAACTTCTCGGCTACGCGGGCGATCAGCTCGGGGGTGCCGCCCCGGCGGTCGACCTTGCCGGTCTGGGGGTCGGCGTAGGCGACCACGAGGCCCCGGGAGGCCGCTGCGAGGCGCCTGGGGGTCCTCTTGACCCTCATGGCGTCCCGGACCATCGTCGCGACGTCCTCGGCCCCGTAGCCCGCCATGGTGGCCGGTGCGACACGGAACTTCAGGCGCCAGACGGCCTGGGTGACGGCGTCCTCGCCCTCGGCCGCGCGGGTCCAGGCGGCCGGGTCGTACTTGGCCTCGGCAAGCTGGACGGTCCAGCCCTCGGGAACGGTGAGCCCCAGCTCCTCGACGGCAGCCTTCCAGGCGTTCTGGTCCTGCGGTCCGGTCGTGGTGGGGGCGGTGACGACGGTCATGGAGCCGTCGGCACCGAAAGCGACGCCGGGCTGCCACTCGCGGCCGACGGGGGCCGTGGGGTTCACTCCGGCCCTGGACGGTGCTGCCTGGCCCTGGGAGAGCCGCAGCAGGTCGTCCAGGTCGCGGGATAACCCGCTGCCGCTCACGCGGCTTCCTGCGGGCAGTGGCAGCCGGAGGACTGGCCGCGCTTGCGGTGGCGCAGGACGGTCTTGTCGGCGACCGGGTAGCCGTTGCTGGTGAGGGCTCCGGCGATGACGGAGCCGGGGATCTCGGGGTTGTCGATGACGCGGGTGAGGTTGGTGCGCTCGTCCTCGGAGAGCTGGCTCATGATCCGGGCGACGGTGCACTGCGGTCCCGGGAAGGTGCCCCGCCGGGACTCGATTTTCGACAGGTCGGCTATGAGGCTCATGATCCCCTACAGGTGCGTACAGGTCCCGTGTAAGTGGACCGATTATTTCCGGCTACTTGCACGTTAGCTTACCGGGGACGTTTAAGGGAGCCTGCAACTAAGCCTGCAAAAGGCCGATCGAATCTTCTCGGATAAGAGGATAGATATAGCAGGTTGACGGTATCCCCTAAGATTCCTCTGAGCCTCCTGGGACGCCAGCCCCTGTAGAGGCCCCAACTCACTCCAGGGGGAGCCCACATGAGCCAGACGACGCAGCCGGTGACGCCCCAGGCCGAGCCGCCCAAGAAGAAGCGCAAGGGCCTGTACTTCCTTCTGATCGTCGCGGTCTTCGTCGTGATCGGGATCGCGGCGTCGTCCAACGGCGACAAGGACTCCTCGGAGCCCCCGGCCTTCTCCAAGGGCACCGGCAGCCACCAGAGCGCCGCGAAGCCGGAGCCGAAGGCCGTGGACGCGTTCAAGGCGTACGTGGAGAAGAACGGCACGGCCGTCGAGAAGGCCGCCGCCAAGCACGTCACCAAGGTCCAGGGCGCGGACGGCAACAACGACATCCTGGACGCGGCGGACATCTACACCGACTACGCGGGTGACATGGTCAGCGACGACGCCGGACGCGGCAAGCTGCTCGCCGCCGCGTTCGCCGACTGGCAGCAGAGCCGGGGCAAGGAGTCCAAGAACGGCCTGGTCACCGTCTACAACAATACCGGCGACATTCTCAGCAACGGCAAGTACTAGACCCGCACGCGCCGAAGGGGCAGGGAGAGTGATCTCCCTGCCCCTTCGGCATTTAGCGTCTGTTTGCGGTCCACGGGTGGGCCTTGTAGGGGTAGGGCATCTTGGGGAAGGGCGGGAGGGAGAGGGGCATGCTGAACTCCATGTACTTGACGATATATCTACCCTAGCAAGGAAGGGCGGGAGGGTGCAAATCCCCGCCCCTCAGTCCTGCTTGGTCTGCCGGACGACCGGCGGATCCGGGCACAGCGGGTCCGTCACGCCGCCGCCCAGATCGTGCGCCCAGGCGAGTCCGGTCCGGAACTTCTCGTACACGATCCGCCCCCCGCACCACGGGCAATGCGTCAGCGGAACGTCCGCCGATGTGTGCATAGTGATCACTTCCTGGCATACCGACCCGGAATATCTACACTAGCGCGCGGCCGTGGCGCGGGGTGGCGGAACGGGGCGTACTCAGGTGTCCAGGAACGTCAGGATGACCGGGTCCACCCCGTACACGGCCTGGAAGCCGCTGTAGAGGGCCTGGCCGGGCAGCGTGAGGGTTTCCTTGGTGACCTGGAAGTACCGGCCCAGGCGGGCGTCCCAGAGGCTCTGGTGGGTCGATCCGAGGAACACCGCCACCAGCAGGGGCACGCTGAGATCGTCCTGCCCGAGGGTTCCGAACAGCGCCCGGCGGAGCGGGCTGGTCTCCCCCTCCCCTTCCGCTGCCGTGACCAGCTTTTCGAGTGTCATCGAGTGATCGAACCAAGAGTTGCGGTGCTCGTAGGGCACAAAGACCTGGGAGCACTCGGGGCTGACGCACACGTCCGGTCGGTTGATCATGAGGCGGGGCCGGGAGAGGTAGGCGGTCACGTCAACGTGGCAGTTGTTGCCGTACACGTTGGGGCCGGGGACATCTCCGTCGGTCATCGCCTCGGGGACGATCATCCAGGCGAACAGGCCGCCCTCCCCCGAGTCGGTCAGGTCCAGCGTGCCCGGCCAGTTGACCAGTTCTTCCATGGGAATTCCTCTCTAAACGGGTGAAGGGGCCCCGAAGGGCCCCTTGTTGGGTGTTACCAGCCCATCTTGTCTGCACAGATGGGGCCGATGCCCTTCGCGACGGACTCTGCGTTCGTCAGGAGCTTGGAGCAGATGCAGCAGTGTCCCGTCTTTTTGCCGAACTTCGCCGCCTGCGCCTCCGTCAGCTTGTCGGCCAGCGTCAGGGTCTTGACGATGCCCGGGGCGTAGGCCCACTTGGAGTGCCCGCCGGTCCAAACCTTCGCGTACTTCGCGCCCGACGTCTTCGAGGTCTGGACCTTGTAGACGTTGTCGCCTACGCAGTAGAAGCCCTCAGGGACGATCTCCGTGGCAACCGCCTTGACCTGCGTGCTCTGCGTGCCCGAGATGAAGGGGCACTTCTTGAGCTTGGTGATCATGCTCGACGCCTGGGTCTTCGTCAGGTCCGAGGAGAATCCGGCGGCCAGGCCCTTGGGGGCGAGACGCGAGGCCAGCAGGGACTTGATGTAACCCTCCTGCGCGGAGGTCATCTTGTCGGAAGCGAAGGTGAGTGCCATGGGGAGTCTCCTCGGTGTTGGTGTCTCCGTGTTGATGTATCTACCCTAGCATGTGATTTGGAACGTGTGCAACCCCCAACCGGAAAACCCGCGAAATCTCTACCCTGATATTCTGGCGAACACAGTCCCTCACACCCTGACGAGGAGAAATGGCCCAGAACACCACCCCCGCCAACATCCGCGCACGCATCGAGAGCCTGCTGCGTCTCGCCGAGGACAAGGACGCCTCCGAAGGCGAGCGGAACAACGCCCTCGACCGCATCGCCACCCTCACCGAGAAGTACAAGATCGACGCCTCCCGCCTCGACCCCCACAGCGGCCAGTGGGTCCGCGAGGAGATCGAGGTCGACACGTTCCACCTGCCCTCTACCTACGGCATCGGGGCCGACCGGCACCACGGCGTTTACCAGGTGGTCGAAGCCATGGGAGCCAGCGCCTACGTGATCAAGCAGGGCCACCGCCGCAGGAACGGAGGACAGCGGTACGTGCCGGAAGGCGTCACCGTCCACGCGACCGCGTCCACAATGCAGGTGCTCAGGGTGCTCATACCTTCCCTGGTCCTCCAGGAGACCTCCGCGAGCACGGCGTTCATCGCCAGGCTGAAGAAGACCGATGATGCTCTGGTGGCGCTCCAGGACTTGATCAAGCTGCTCCGCAGCAACAACGCCGACCCCAAGAAGTACGTGAACGACCTGAACCGGCGGATCAAGCTGCACCGCAAGAGCTTCTGCTTCGCGTTCTTCGTGGAAGCTGCCAAGCGGATTCGCGACAAGCGGGCGGATGCCGTCCAGCAGGCTGACGACAGGTACGCGCTCGTCGTCACGGACATCAAAAAGCGCCTCGCGGAATCCATGGCCGCCGAGGAGCTGACCGTCAGCTCCCGCCAGGGGCGATACAGCGCGATCGGCTGGGACGGCGGGACCGAGGCGGGCCAGCAGGCGATGGTCGGGCAGACCGAACTCCACGGCGGACGTCTGGCGATCGAGGGGTGTTAGGATCACTGCGGGTCCAGGTGTTAGAGGGGAGTCGTTGACGGCGGCTCCCCTCAGACGTAATCTGACCAGCACAACCCCGCTTGCAGCGTTCGTTGCAGCACACCAGCCCCCGTGGTGGAAATGGCATACACCGCAGCCTCAAAAGCTGCCGCCGAAAGGCTTGTGGGTTCGAATCCCACCGAGGGCACGTGAACAACACCCGGACGGCACTCCGGGACGCCATCCTCACTGCCCAGCAGTGGTATCTGGGACCTGAGAGAGACGACGCCTGGTTCGCCGCATACGCAGCCACCTACCCGTCGGACATTGAGAAGGGCCTGCACGCACTCCGCACCGGAGGCGAACAGGCCCTTGACGCATATCTGGAGGCACCCCGTGGATCTTGACCTGGCCTGCGAGTTCTACGAGAACGGGCGCACCATCGACCTGATCTCCCTGGCGATCGTGGCGCCGGACGGCGAGTTCTTCTACGCGATCAACCAGGGGATGCCGTTCGGGCCGATCTTCCGGCACCGCTACCTCCCCGAGCACGTGATGCCGTACCTGCCGGTGCGGGAGGGGCACTTCAACCCGTGGGACACCGAGCACCCGGACTATCAGTTCGTGATGCCGCTCGCGTCGATCGCGCAGGGCGCCCGGAAGTTCATCACCCGCTACTCGGATCCGTGCCTGTGGGCGGACTACGGGGCGTACAACCACGTGGTGTTCGCGCAGTTGTGGGGCCGGATGCAGGACTACCCGGTGGGGCTGCCCATGTGGACGGCGAACACCCAGCAGGAGATCCGGCGCCTGGGCTCTCCTGCGGTTCCTCCGATGGTGGGCGGGGATCCGACGGCGTTGCGCAAGGCGATGCATAACCAGACCGTCCGCAAGTTCCTGCGGGAGTACGAGAAGGAGATTCACGATGGATGCCGCTGAGTTACGGAATCGGTTCGAGTACCACCCGCCGAAGGGGCCGGAGACCGCGTCTGCGCATGAGGTGACGCGGGAGGCGTGCGCGACGATGGCGGAGTTCTTGAACGTCGTGGTGCCGGAGGGCCGGGAGAAGGCGCTGGCGATGACGCATCTGGAGACGGTGATGTTCTGGGCGAATGCAGCGATTGCCCGGCAGTCATAGTCTTGTCTGATTTGTCTACCCTTGCACGTTCAATTCAGAATGTGCTAGGGTAGATACATCACCCCAACACCCCAGGAGTACACCACCATGACCTTCACCACCCAGCAGAAGAAGCTGTCCTCCCTCATCGGCGGCGCCCTCGGAGACGCCCTCGGCTACAGCCGCGAGTTCTCCCCCGTCGGCCAGCACCTCAAGAACATCCCCGGCCGCGACTGGCGCAACGCCGACTTCGACAACGCACCCAACGCCGCGCACTACCAGGACGAGACCGGGCACGCGCTCGTCTCCGACGACACACAGATGACCATCGCCACGGGCCGGGCGCTCCTCGCCGCCGAGAACGGTTTTCGCATCCAGTACACCAACAACCTCGCGGCCGAACTGGCACGAAAGTATGTCGCCTGGTCCAAGCACCCCGACAACACACGGGCCCCGGGCGGGGCGTGCATGAGCGCCTGCCGGAAGCTGGACGACGACCGGTCCTGGGAGACCGAGCTGGGTACCTGGATCCGGGCCACGGACATCGACACGATGGGCTGCGGCGCCAACATGCGCGTTGCGCCGATCGGCCTGTACATGAACCCGGGCGCCGGATCCCTGATCGATATCGCCTACCTGTCCTCGGCCATGACGCACGCCCACCCTGCCGCGCTCGCCTCGGCCGCGCTCACCACGGCCGCCGTCACGGGCGCCTTCGACGGGATGAACGGCCGGGAGATCCTGGACATGCTGCTGGACATGTGCGAGATGTCCCAGTTCATTCACTACCCGGAGACCGTCCTCGGCCCCCTGTGGGAGCTGTCCCAGTTCGACTCGGCCCTGTCCTACCTCCAGGCCGGATACCAGCGCTGCGGCTTCTACCTGCGCCAGGCGGACAGGGCGCTGCGGAACGGCTGGAAGGGCCAGAACGACCCGTGCATCATCACGGGTGAGGGCTGGACCGCGCCGGAAGCCCTCGCGGGCGCGATGCTGTGCACCGTGGGCCTGTGGGACGAGCCCGTGCAGGTTCTCCAGCGCGCGGCCGTCTCCAAGGGCGACAGCGACTCCCTGGCGTCCATCGCGGGCAACATCCGTGGGGCGGCCGGAGTCGAGTGGCCGGAGCACCTGGTGAGCCGTCTGGAGCAGGGCCCCGTACGGGAGCTGCACGCCCTCGCCAAGGCCCTGTAAGAAACCCTCCGGGGGTTGTACGGGATAATCCCGTACAACCCCCTTTTGCTGATTGGAGAACCGCTGTGCCTGACCGCCCCGACTGGGACGCCTATTTTCTCGGAATCGCGCGAGCTGTAGCGGCCCGTGCCGACTGCACCCGCCGTCAGGTGGGCGCCGTGATCGTGGACGAAGATCACCGCATCATCGTCACCGGGTACAACGGAAGCCCGCCCGGCGGCCTGTCCTGCCTCAAGGGGGAATGCCCTCGCGGACGGCACTACAAGCAGGCCGACAAGTGGTGCCATGTGCACAACGAAACCGACTGCTCTTGCGCGGATTGGCGTTGCGCCTGCGGTGAGTACTGGCCATGTACGCAAGCCGCACAACCCGGCAGTTCCTATGACACCGGGGCCGGGGCATGCGTTTCGGTACATGCCGAGGCGAATGCACTGCTTTTCGCCCGCGCTTCCGTGAAAGGGGCCACGCTGTATTGCACGGATGCCCCGTGCGGAGGATGTTCTCGTCTCATCCGGGGCGCCGGGATAGCCCGGGTGATCATCCCAGGAGCCTCACCGGTTCCAGCCAACTGAATACCGAGCAGTAACGCCGATAGCCGTCCACCTCGTGTGTGCGGCTATCGGCGTTTTTGTCGGAATTGACGATTCCTCAGGACACGCCTAACCAGCGCATTTTAACGGCATGTCAGACAGGGAGTGCTAGACTAGCACCACTTTAGCCACCTGAAAGGACCGCCGAAATGAAGATCGACTCGCCCCCGCCGGAACGCGAAGTCCCCTCTCTGGGGCGCTTCGAAAAGGTGCTCCTCGGGGTGGTGACCGTGGGGGCGATCACGGGTGGCGGAATCGGTCTGTACTCGTCTGTTGACTCCGTGTCCGCTGCTGCGGCGCGGTGGGGATTCGACCCGCCGATCATTCTCCCGGTGGCCCTGGATATTTCCATTCCGGTGTTCTCGCTCGTCAACCTGCTGCTGATCCGGCTCGATATGCCGCTCGCCTGGGTGCGCATGGTTCCGTGGGCGTTGACGGCTGTGACGGTCTACATGAACGTCACGGCAGCGGGTGACGCTGTGGCCGCCCAGATCGGTCACGGCGCGCTGCCGATGCTGTGGGTTCTGCTCTCCGAGGTTGCCGCGCACGTGTACCGGACCCGCATCGGAGCGGTGACCGGGAAGCGGATGGATAAGGTCCGGAAGTCGAGGTGGCTTCTGGCGCCGATCTCCACCTGGACCCTGTGGCGGCGGATGGTCCTGTGGGAGGTCATCTCTTACCGGGTGGGCCTGCTGCTGGAGCGGAACCGGAAGCTGATGCGAGCCGATCTTCAGGACCAGTTCGGCAAGGGCTGGCGGAGGAAGATCACGGAGCGCCAGAAGGTGCTGCTCCGTCTTGGCGAACTGGCGCCCGCAGAGCTGTCGGCGGAGTTGGCGGCAGACGAACTGGCGGCAGTTCCTGGCGGCGAACTGGCGACAGGAGCGGAGACCCCTTCCGTTGTTGGCGGCGAGCTGGCGGCGCGAACTGGCGGCAAGGACACCCACGAACTGGCGGCTGGAACTGGCGCCAACTTGGCGACAGGAAGCGAACTGGCGGCAGCAGCTTCTACCGCCAAGAGCGCCCCCGCCAACTGGGAGAAGCGCCAGGAAGACCTGGCGACAACTCGCGGAACTGGCGACAAGAAGCCTCTGACCAGCACTTTCGCTGTTGGCGGCGACAAGAAGCGGGCCGTGACCGTCTCTATTGGCGATCTCCCGGAGGAGGCGGCGGACCCCGGCTTCATCGACTTCCTGGCGGTTGGCGACGAACTGGCGGCAGCCGCTCTTGGCGCCAACAACGGAGCTGGCGACAGCTCGGACGGAGCTGGCGACAGCTCGGACGGAGCTGGCGACAACTGGGCCGGAGCTGTCGATGAGCCCGTCGGAGCTGGCGCCAACAGCGGACGAACTGGCGACAGGAGCGACAGCGGAACTGGCGACAGCTCGGCCGCCAACAGCGGAACTGGCGACAGCTCGGGAACTGGCGACAGCTCTTCTGGCGGCGCTTCTGGCGACAGCTCGGAGGTGTCGCCAACTGGCGGCAAGAGGGGCAAGCGGCGCCCGATGGCGGAGTGGATCGAACTGGCGAGCCCGATCTTCGACGCCGAGATGCGGCGCCGGAAGAGGCAGCCGAGCGGACCCGAGTTCGCCACCGCGATCGAGGAGGCGGGGTACGGGGCAGTGTCCGACTCGACCGCCAAGAACATCAGGACGGCGATCCTGGACCAGCGGGCCAAGGCCCTCACCGCGTCCCGCTGACCGCCCGCAGCACGCACGAAGAGCCCGTCCCCAAGGCAAGTGGGGACGGGCTCTTCTGTGTCAGCTTACCGCCGTCAGCGGAGCCGCTGGTACAACGACCCCGGGGTGCAGTAACCCTCCCAACGGGAATCCGAGAACAGCTTGATTCCCGCCCGCCGGTACGCGTTGTCACAAAGCTGGGAACAGATCTGGTGGCCCGTCGCGGAAACGAATTCCCGCAATCCCGGAATGGGCAGACGTAACCGGTGTGCCGCAATTGCGGCGTAATCCACGAAGGAGTACTCGACGCCCTCGAAAGAGCGGGCCACGTCACAGATTCGCTTCCGGTCCAAATCTGTGAGACCGGCCGGGGAAACGTACAGGACGTCGTAGTCGTCGTAGTCGGACAGCGGCACGATCTGCGCGCCGCCCGGCATTGCCTCGATCAGCATCCCGTCCTCCAGGACGATGAACGCGTGCTCGAAGTGGGAGAAGCCGTCTCCGTTCAGCCACTGCCCTATGCGTATGAGGGCGCCCACGAAGCCGCTGATGCTGGTTAAGCCGATATCCCCCGGCTGGGGTGAGTTGTGAATCAAAGCGACCTCCCGGGCGCGTAGCAGGATTTTCTGTTCGGCGGCCGGAGCCGTCTCTGTGGAAGGCATTTACTCCGGCTCTGGGAAGGCCACTGACAGCGTTGCAGGGGCGGGACGGGTGACGTGTAGGCCGCAGCGCTCTAAGGCCCGTACGAAGCCGTCCAGGTGGCCCCTCGGCCCGCTCACGATAACTGTGCGGTTCGGGCCCGGGGTGATACGGCAGTCGGGGCGCATTTGCGAGAAGACGGGGTGCATCAGGATCCCGGTGACCCGGCGCATCGCTTCTTCCATGGTGACCGGCAACGGGTTCTCCTTCGGGCAAAAGAAAACCCCGCATCCTGGTGAGGATGCGGGGTGTGGGTGCCGCCAGTGTAACCCGTGTGAAAGGGGCGGCCTGCCCGGGAAAAGGCGCGGTTTTGGTTGCGCTATTTCAGCTCTCGACGGTCCCGGGGCATTGCACTGCCTTTCGGCCCTTCAGCCACTTGTGCGGCTCGTGGGTCTTCGTGCGGTAGCACGGCTGAGGGGTTTCCCCGGCCGGGGTGTTCTGGACCGCCTGCATCTCCGCAGGGACCGGGGCCAGCGGCTGGATCTCCTGGTTCGGGTCCATGACGTTCACGGTGCCGGAGACGTCTTGCAGCTTGGACATGAGGACGGGGAGGCTGTTGGCGGCTGCCACGGTCCGTTTCGGGTCGTCGTCCTGAAGAGCGACGAACCCGCCCGGGATCGATCGGATGCGTACGTCGATCGGGAGCTTGGGGGACGGCAGGCGGGTGTTGGTGGGGTGGTAGGTGCTGTCCTCGGGGTGCAGGCGCAGCAGTGCCTCGCGCATCTTCTGACGGGCGTCCTTGGGGACCGGGTGCGCCTCCTCCAGCTCCCGGGCTCCCGGCGGGCTGGAGGCTTCCAGGAGGGCATCGAAGGTCTCCGGGACCGCGCGGTTCTCCCGGGGCTTGTTGAACGGCCGGTCGTAGGTCTTCAGCGCGGGGAGCTTCGCCGGGTAGTACCGGAAGTCCCAGATCGCCTCCATGACGTCGGCCATGCCCGCCAGGTAGACGTGTTTGGCGTTGCGGGACTCCATCACGCCCCGGTGCTCTCGGCCGTGGGAGAGGGCTTCGTCCAGGATCTCGTCCCCGACGGCTCGGTAGTAATTCAGGAGGGCGTCCTCCGCGAAGTGCTCGCGGAGGAACGCGTCGATCTGGGCGGGGGAGGCATGGAAGCGGCTGGGCTGCTCGGTCACTGGGTGTCCTCGGGGCGGGTAAGGGAGTAACTGATGGGGTCTCCGGGCAGGCGCCGGACGTGGACGAGACGGGGAGGGTTCTGGGCCAGGATGGTGATGATGACGGTTTCGTACCGGTCGCCGTGCAGGGCCAGCTCGGTCACCTTCCCTTCGACCCAGTCCCCGTGATTGGCGCGGACCTTGATGTAGTCGCGAAGGCGGGTCTCGTCGGCGCGCTGGGTGTCTCGGAACTCAGGAGTAGGCATTCGGGGGCTCGATTCCGTGCTCGCGGAGGGTCTGCTCCAGGAAGGCGATGCGGTTCCAGGCGCGCTCCATACGGCGGGAGGCGTTGGTGGCGGCGTAGTTGTCCAGCACCAGATCGATGATCTCGCGCTGCTCCGGGTCGTCGTAGTCGTCCTCGTCGGTGAAGACGTAGACCTCGTCGGGGAGGATGCCGTTCTCCTCGCGGTACTGCATGGCGTACATCTCGGTGCGGTCCACGTCAGTTTCCCTTCAGCTCGGCGGGGGTGATGCCGCACTCGGTGCAGCCGATGCCCTCTTCGCCCTCGTGCTCGAAGGGCTGCATGTCGTGGTCGCCGACGGAGCAGGGGTCGACGTCTTCGTCACCGCCGTCCCATTCCTGGCACATCGGGTCGAATTCGGGGTACATCGCGGTCTCCTCGGTTCGGTGTCCAACTGATGTATCTACCCTAGCATGTTGGGGTGGCCGGGACAACAAGAAACCCCCGGCGAGTCCGCCAGGGGTTCCAAGGCCGAACAGATCAGGCGTTGCGGCGCCGCGTCTGCTCCGCGACCAGCTCCGCGTGCAGGTCCAGGAGCGGAGGAGTCGGGGTCTGATCAATCCGCCGGGTCACCCGGTCTATCGTCTTCTGGAGGAAGGCGTCATCCCAGTCCTCGTACAGCTCCTGCGGGGTAAGCCCGGCGGAGGCCAGCAGGCTCAGGACCGCCCGGCCCACGGCCCCGACCGGCTTGGGCCCCTCGTACTTGCCGCCGCGCCGGTTGTACTCGTCGTTGGCAACGTTCATGAAGGCCGAGGTGGGGCCGCCGTCCGGGGAGGTGATCTCCTCGCGCGGGACACCGTGCAGGCCCCGGGCCATGGCGATGACGACGGGGTCCTTGCGCAGGGCCTGGACGGCGTCTTCGAGGTGGTTGGTGTGGAGGGCGGTCATCAAGGGCTCCTCGGTGTGGTGTCCGGCGGGAAGTATCTACCCTAGCTCAGGGGTGTGCGGGGCTCAAGCGGTCCGGCGGTATGCCTGCCACCAGGCGCGGTAAGCCTCAGGACACGCGCAGGTCAGCTCCCCGATCTTCTTGCCCTCGCGGATGTGCCGGTTGGCCGCCTGGATCGTCCCGCACTCCACGGGTGAGCCCTTGCGGCTGTTCAGGGACAGGGCGGGAGGGGTCAGGCGCCGGTAGGGGCTGCGGACCGGGGCGGACAGCTCGGCGGGGACCTCGGCGTACTCCTCGCACGGGCCGCACAGGGGGATCCCGTGGTCTTCGTGCCACGTCAGGGCCTTCTCTGTGCCGTGCTGAGCGGTCGTTCCGGCCAGCAGGGCGGGGTTGGCCCGGGTGGCGATGAGGACCGCGTGCATGTTGGTGAGGGCGCCCAGCTTCCGGCGGGCCCGGTCCATGTACTTGTTCACGGTGGCCGGGGTCACGAACATCTCGTCGGCGATCTGGGACGGGGACAGGCCCTCTGCGGACATGCGGAGGGCTTCCCGCTCGCGGCGGGAGAGGGAAGTGTCGATCATGTATCTACCCTAACGCTTAGCTGCTCCCGAGCCTAGCAAAAGGGCAGGGCACTTTGGAGTGCCCTGCCCTGTGGTGTGCTCTTCAGACGCCGTGTGAGGGGACCGCTGCGGGCGCTCGGCGCCTGGGGTCTACCGCTTCACGAGGGGCGCTACGGCCTGCCGTAATACGACCAGCGGGACGGTCCGTCGGTGTACCAGCGGATCTGGTGGTAGCCGACCGTGCTGCCGGTGCGCGGGGCGTCCAGCATCCAGCCGTGACCGTTCCAGAAGCCTGCGTAGAACCCGGTGTGGTAAACGCCGTTGCGGTCTGCGATGAAGATGCTGTCGCCGACCTGCCGGTTCGCCTGACTTACGTGGTGCATGGAGTTGTACTGCGAAGCGGCCGTGCGGGGGATGCTCTTTCCCACCTTGCCGTAGCTGTACTTGGTGAGGCCGGAGCAGTCGAACCGGTAGGGACCGGCGGCGCCGTAGGAGTACGGCGCACCTATATGGCGTTTCGCTTCGTTCAGGGCTCTGATCTTGAGCGCGGTCGCGGCCTGTGAGTCGGTTGCGGTGCCGAGGACCGCCCCACCTGCGAGGGCGAGGCACACGGAGGCGCTGGCGAACTTGTTCACGACGATCTATCTCCCTGTTCGGGGCATGACTTGACCCCGGCATTACACCGGGGCCAGGCACACGTTTTGGTAAATTTGATCGAATCTGTGAGCTATACCTCGTTTGTTCGATAGGGTCTTGCGCTTCAAGCGGGCACATGTCCCCGCGAAGTTGTTTCTACCCTAGCACATCATTCGCTGGAGTCCTGCCATGCTGCCGGAGGGAACCCCTTTCGGGACATCCAGTCATCGAGCTGCAAGAACGCCTCCGCAAGGGCTGCCTCGTTCGCGGCCACCTCTTCGCAGGTCTCCGGGTTGTCCAGATCGGCCATCGTCTGCGCGGCAAGTTCCCGCAGGTTACGGAGCAGGACGTTCGGATCTACGGATGTCACCGGGTCGGTTTCGAGGCTGGTCAGGTCCATGGGTCTCCCCCCAGGGTAAGTAAGGTTTATCTACCCTAAATAGAAGTGGCCCCACATGCAAGAAAACCCGCCGTCAGGGGTTCGGCGGGCTTCCTGCTGTACACCGTGCACGGGCGTCATGACTTGATGAAATCGAGCCACTGCCAGATGTTCGCCATGTCGTCCACGGTGAGCCCCCATCGGGGATCCACGCGGTACAACAGCGCCGGGGCGGGGTACTCCCGGGCGGCTCGGACGGTGTCGGCGCCGGTGATGGCGTCATCTATCCATACGAACGGACGGCCCTCCGCGTTCATCATTACCTCGTTGAGTTTCCAGTGGGAGCCGTCGGGGTGGTTGACGTACTTGTGGGGGAACGTCACGTGCGGCATCTCCGGGAGGCCGATCCGCGTACCGATCTCCCGGTTCGCGTCGCCCTCCCAGGACGTCGCCCAGTTCAGGTCGCACTTGAGGGCGCGCAGCCACGGGCCGTGCTTGGGGTTCAGCCAGATGGCCTTTCCCGTGCCCACGGACGTCCCTGCCCCGCCACGGGTCACGCGGTAGGTCTGGTAGCCCTTGGGCCTGCGGGTCGCGTAGGTCGGGATAAGCACACCGTCAACGTCGACCTGAATGAGGGGAGTTGTCACATTTACCTCCTGTAGATACAACTGCTTGCGATGTATCTACCCTAGCACATTCAAGGTGGGAGCTGCAACGACCTCCGTCCGGCCTACCTCTCGCGGTACAGACCATCCAGCTCATGGAGATTCAGCGGCTCGTACCCCAGGTCCGCTTCCAGCTCCGCCGTCCGGTGCCGGATCGCCTCCAGTTCCCGGACCCGCCGCTCCTCCAGCCGCACCGCCTTCGACTTACCGTCCGTAAAGAGGTCCCACATCATCCAGCCCACCCAGGCGAAACCTACGGGCAGAGACACATAGGCGACCTCCGGATGCGTCGGAGTCAGCGCAATGGGCAGCCCCACGACCAGGGGAAACAAGAAGAAAACGTCCTTGGGACGGATCTTCTTACGCTTTGTCACAGTTTCTTCTCCTAGGTATCAAGGCGCCGGACGACCGCGACCGGCCGTCCGCCGCCGGGCCTGTTCCACCACGTCCCACGGGTTGAACCCGCTGCCGTCCGTCACCCTCGGCAGCACCTCCCGGATCAACCGGTCACCCTCCTTGACGGAGATCGTGTTCCACGGCGAGTTCACGATCTCAAAAATCGTGCAGCAGGCCCGGAAGATGCCCATCGTCCAGCCGGTAGGAGCGTCCTGGAGCGCCCGCAGTTCGTTACGGGCCCCCGTGACGACCCAGTCCGCATAGAAGTCCCACCGCTGGGCCGTCGCACCGTCCGGAGGGGCCGTGTACGCCGTGCTGCCGGTCTGAACGGTGCCTTCCTGCCCCTCGGCGTCGGACTGCTTCTCGCAGAGCGCCAGGAGCCACCTGGGGGCCTTCTGGATCGGGTCGTCGGACAAGACCTCGTAGACGCCCTTGCCCGACACCGACGGCGGCAGGACGATGAACGCCCCGCCGTCGCCCGCCTTGAAGTCGAGATCCGGGTAAGGGTCCGGGTCCCCGAGCTTCCAGCCGCTCGGCCTGCCAAGGGAAGACAGGGCCGTCTTCAGTGCCGGACCCCGGTAGGTGAACAGGTACTGCGCACCGCCGCCGCCCGTCTTGTGCTGCCGGGTGCCTTCCAGGTCGTCCCAGCCGTACACGGCGGCCAGCTTCTCCAGGGACTCCCGGCCCTTCTTGCCCTCGTCGGTGTCGACGTCCAGCACGACCACGCCCGTGGGCGTTCCGGTGATCAATCCGATGTTGTAGAGCCCGCTGCCGAACGCGGCCTCGGCCTGCTCCAGCGTGCGGATGCTGTGCTCGCCGTGTGGGTCCTTGTAGACGGGGTGCTTGCCCGCGCGTTTGCCGCACCGCCCGCCACAGGTGCAACTGCCCTTGCGGGTGATCCCGTGCAGCTTGGTCAGTACGTAGCCGTCGGTGATCCACTCCGACGCGGCTTCCAGCTTCTCGTGCATATATCTACCCTAACGCAAAGGCCCCGGGGCGAGAACCCCGGGGCGTCGTGCCTACTTCTCGACAGGCTTCGCATGGATGAAGCCCCAGTGACCGCAGTCGTTGACGAAGGTCCAGGTGCGCCCGGGAGCGCACTCCATGAGCCATAGACCTTCGGTGGCCACGCAGTTCTCTGCCGGGCACCTCTCCATGACGGGGTTGCCTTCTTCTGACGGCTCGAAGTCGTGGTCGAAGGTCACTTGTTTACCTGCCCTGCTTGTGAGCGCTGTAGCGGCCGGTTCCCTTGCGGAAACGGTCCTGCGGGTGACGGCCGACGGCCACGTCCCACACGTCCAGGCTGTTCAGCTCCTCGAAGTGCCCCATCCAGACCCGGGTGTACTCCTTGCCGTTGTGCTCGAACCGGTAGCGGTCCTGGAAGCGGGAAGATACCGGGTCCGCCTTCGCGGCCTTCAGCAGGCCCTCGGCCTCCTCGGGGGTGGCGAAGACGTCCAGTACCTTGGCGTGACCTCCGGAACGTCCGGACGTGTCGCCGCTGCTGTAGTCCGCGACGACCGCGTACACGATGTCCCCGAGCTTGACGGGGAGGTCGGCACTGGCGGAGTCGCCATAGCTGTAGTACTCCTTGCCCGACATGTCCTGCCAGGCGGTGACGTTGGAGACACGGCCGTCGGTGTCTCCGTTGTCCATCTCGTCGTCGGGGTCGCGGAGCCGGGAATGCCAGGTCTCGGTCTCGGCGCTCACGATGATCTTCACAGGGGTCTCCTCGTTCTGGTGTTCCCTACGATGTATCTACCCTATCATAACCAGTGGCGAGGCAGACACGGGTTGAAGCCGCCCAGTAAGCCTTCCAGGGAGGTCACCGCACTATCACCGTGTTCGGGTCAGGCTTCGGGCAGGCCAGCACGTAATGCGCCGTCTTGTTCGGCAGCGGACCGCCGTGATCCGGACACCGGGCGTCGTAACGCCCCTCGTACTGCGCCCCGCACGGCGACCAACTGTCCTTCGGACACGTGCACTTGGGCGTACGGCTCACGTGCACGTGCATCAGGTAGGGCAGGACCGCCCGCTCCAGATCCGTCACTGGGACCTCCGGCTGTCCAGGAACTCCACCGCTGCCTCCACGGCCAGATCACGCGTTGCGTGCGGACCGCCGGGAACGGTCTTCCCGTCGATGCGCGGGATGAACTCACCGTTCACCTGCTTCGGCGTCAGGTTCGCAACCCGGCCGCGTTCGGCCAGGGGAGCCCCCTTCGGCCGCTCGGGGTCCGCCATGTACTGGGCGATGGAGCGCTGCTCGACCTGGCGATGATCATTGGCCTTGACGACGTACCTGCGGACCGCGTCGGGTTCCACGAAGTACACGGCGTAGTACTGCATGACGTGTCTCCCTCGGGTGTCTGGGCGAGCTATCTACACTAGCAAAAACAAGGGGGTGGAAAGCCGTAACTTTCCACCCCCGGTCAACTGTTGTGCTTAGTCCTCGATCGGCAGGTCGTAGAAGTCCATGGCGTCCTGCTTGATCTTCTCCGTGAGCTGCGCCATCAGGAAGGTCCCGAGACCGTCCGTGGGCTCCACGCTGAAGACCTCGGAGTGGATCATGACGGGGTCGCTGCCCTTGACCTTGTTGGTGAACAGGGAGCCCGTCTTGGCGTGCAGGAGGGTGATCTCCAGCTTGTTGTTGCTCACGCGGCGGACCGAGAAGACCTCTCCTCGGCTGACGACCTGCTTGCCGTCAACGGCCACCTGGAACGAGATCTTGTAGCCCGGCCGCACGGCGGCGAAGGGAACCTTGACGGCGGGGACGGTGGCAAGGGAGGAAGAAGGCATTTCCGGTCTCCTAGATGTGGTGTCCGTGTGTTGATGTATCTACCCTAGCATGTTCCCTCGGGGCTGTCTACACCCGAGGGAAGGCAGTCAGCTCGCGGCGGGTTCCGACTCTTCTATGACCTCGAAGATCGCCCAGCCACTGCCGTACCGCTGGCGGGCGTACATCGTCTTCTGCCCTGTCTTCTTGCGGTAGGCGGCGAGGTCGAGCCAGAGTCGGTCGGCGTCCTTGAGGGGCAGTTGGCGGCTGACTCGCTCGTAGCGCTTGGCCATCGTGAGGTCTCCTTGGTGATGTCCTCGGGGTGTTGATATCTACCCTAGCACATGAACGTTTCTTCAGATGGTTACCCCATTCCGAAAGATGAACCCCCCTCGCCTCCTGCGCACACACGCGCACGTATAGGGGCGTACATACAGAGGTAACCAGGTAACCCACATGCATAAGCGCAGGTCAGAGTACGTATTGAAGAAGTAACTTTTCGGGTAACCACTGGAGTAACCATGAGGTAACCAGAGGGATTTGGCATCTCAGGGGCTTAGATGATCTTCGTTTGTCCGGACAAAGTCGGGGCGGCTCATGCCGGTTACTTCCCCAGTTACCCCTGCGAGGTAACCCGTGGAGGGCACACTTCCCGGTCTCTTCCGGCTCCTTTCGCGGTAGGGTAGAGAAAACCCGAGCACCCGAGGAGACGACGCGTGAGCATGGACGAGAAGGACGTACCGCAGGCGTGGATTGACGCCGCGATGGTCGGAGCGAGCCCCGGCTGCCGGGACGACGCACGGGCATATTTGGCCAAGGCCCGCGACACGATGTTCCAGGACTTCCTGTGGGGAATCCTGGACGAGGACCCGTGGGTGCGCTGCGCGTGCGGGCAGATGTGGGAAGTGCTGGTGTCCCAGGGCCCCGATGCCGGACACGGACGTACGAAGTGCCCGGCCGCCGCCGACGCCTCCGTCACGGTTGGCGGAGTCACCCTGTGGCTCTATGAGTGGCGGCTCATGCGCTACGCCGACCAGGCCGGACAGTCCGGGTGGCACGGGATCACCGGACGGGTGCGGAACTACGAGCGGGGGCTGCACGTCCCGGAAGGCCCGCTGGAGGACACCTATCTGCCGTCGTACTTCTACAGCCCCGCGCAGGGGCAGCGGGTCCAGGTGGAGATCTCGTACGACGGTATCCGTAAGGACCCGTTCCTCAGCATGAAGTGGCACAGCCGGAGTTGACGGTTCGGCGGGGGGTGAAGGGCTCGGTTTCGGCCGGGCCCTTTTTCCGTGCTCGGTTGTATCTACCCTGACAGGGTGCTAGTGTAGATACATCAAGCAGGGACACCAACTCAAGGAGACCCCGTCATGAACGCTCGCACCCGCCAGGCCCGTCGCACCCTCCGCCAGCGCTCGGCCGCCACGCGCTTCACCTCCTCCCTCAAGCGCGGCCGGTCCATCGCCACGCACGCCATCGCCGCCGGAGTCGCCGAGAGCGACGTCAAGGGCCTCTCGGCAGCCCTCAGCAAGGTCGCCAAGCGCCTGGAGATCAAGCCCGTCAAGGTCTCGCGCACCCGTAACACGGTCGACGGCAAGGGCGGCCGGAAGGCCAAGCTGCGCAAGGTCAACCACTACACGGCCGCGCAGGTCCAGCGCCTGAACGCCGCCTACAAGCCGCGTAAGGCGGAGCTGAAGACCGCGAAGCTGACGCTGGCCGCGTAAGACCTCCTGAAACCCCGGCCCGACGGATCTAAGGTAGATACATCGGGCCGGGGCTCCCCGGGCTGTCAGACCCGCCCGATAGCGTCGGAAGCCACCCACCCCTGAGGAGAGTTACCTCATGAGCACCCAGAACGAAGCCGAACGCCCCGCCTCCTGGCCCTACCTGACCATGCCCGAACAGCACCACTTCGTCGGTGACTGGAAGATGGGCATGTCCGCCGGAGGCTCCATGGTCATCTGGCCCTCCAACAAGCCGTTCCCCGCCTCCCTGCACCTGATCGAGGCGTTCCGGGGCACGAAGGAAGAACTGGAGCGCTTCCAGGTGACCTTCTGCCGCCACGGCTGGGAGAAGGACCCGCTGCACAAGTACCAGGACAACGACACCTGGCTCTTCAACTGGGCCCCCGGCACCCTTGCGCAGGTCTACATCGCCGGGCAGTGCGCCAAGCTGCTCTTCGCCGGGCAGTACAACGAGGCGTGGGAGGTCGGGCACCGGTTCCGGGACGCGATCCAGGACGCGGAGAATGGCGCCGTGGTGGACGGTCAGGCCCGAGCGACCGGGGTGAAGGCCGAGTGACCCCCGAGGAGGAGCCCGAGGGCTGCACGTGGCAGGTGGGCGGGAACTACCTGGACACCCCGCCGGAGTACTGCGAGCTGGAGTCTGACGGCGAGTACTGCCCCAAGCACACGGCAATGGCCGCCGCCATGGCGGAACTTGACACACCGTGCGAAGCATCCGGGTAGCCCGTGTGAAGTTGTAGGCGCTCAGGGGGAGTGATCTTGCGATCACTCCCCCTGATTGCGTAGGATAGATATAAAGTACCCACGCGTCTGACCAGGGAGATTACGCCATGCCTACCACCATCGGCCGGAACCGCCGCCAGTACGTCATCAACGTCAAGGAAGCGTTCACCGCCTGCCTCCACTACAACCCGGAGACCGGCGAGATGGACCCGGTCCCTGCCTCCGAAGCCTGGGACCTGCTGGAACGCGCCAAGAACGCCCGGCTGCTGGAGTCGGACGACCAGAAGTCCTACACCATCCGTCTCGGCAACGACTTTTACGAGCTGCGGCAGCCCAGCGCGTGAGGGGCTACTACAACGTCACCTGCGCCGAGTGCGGGGACTCCTGGGCGGGCTGGCTCGAAGGTTTCTACCGGCTCTGTCATCGTCACGCGAAGACCGGGGCCCGCTGGGTCTCCGAGGGCTGGTGGCTGGGTGATTAGCATTTTGTAGGTGACGAATCTCCGGGCCGCGCTCCGGTTCATCTCTCCTGGTAGATGAGCTGGGGCGCGGTTTTTTGTGCCCGTTACTACCTTTGTCTGATAGGGTAGATATAACTTTCCGAAATGATCTTGGAGCCGACATGCCCGAACACATCGACACCAACGACCCCGACACCCCCGAAGGCACCGCCCACAGCGAAGAACTCGACATCGCCGTCTACTACCCCGACGACAACCGGTGGGCCCTCACCAGCACCGCGATCACCGACCTCGCCGACGGCCGGGAAAAGCTCGCCGCCCGGCGCAACAGCAACAGGAAACGCCCTCTCCGCTTCAAGCTGGTCGTCGTCAACCGCACCGTCCGCATCACCGAGGTCCCCGACGAAGGGCCGGTCACCTGGCGCGTCACCGCCATCGGTGTCGCCGGAACCGAGTTCACCTACGTCGTGGAAGCCCCCACCCCGGAAACCGCCATGGCCCTCGCCTACGCCCGGCACGGCAACCGTCTGCGCAAAGAGCACGCCCTCGAAGCCCTCGGCCCCGGCTGCTACGCCACCCGCCTCTAACCCGGAAGGAACCCCGACACCATGGCCAAGCAATCCGAAGTCATCGGCGAGCGCACCCACAACAGCAAAGCCGTCTACACCAGTTGGATCCGCAAGATCGGCAAATCCACCTACCGTTTCAAGATCACCGACCGCTCCGACGGCTACTGGAACATCCGCGTAGACCGCTCCCTCGGACGCGGCTGGGAGACCGTCCACCACTGGCCCACCGGGAACGAGGACACCTGATGGGGGGCCGTTGGAAGGGCCGGAAGTGGTGCCCCACCCTCGGAAAGATCAAGTACGCCGACGAAGACGCCGCCACCACGGCCGCAGCCGATCAGACCGAGAAGTACGGCACCCGGTTCAAGCCGTACCTGTGCTCCTGCGAGTGGTGGCACACCTACAGCGTCGCCAAGGGCCGGGCCATCGACAACGCCCGGGAACCCCGCAACGCCCGCAGGCGCCGCAGCAAGCGCGGAGAACCGCCCGTCGGACCGCGCCCACCGGACCCCGAAAAAGTTCAGAGAGTCGTGGACAACGCCCTCGCCCGGCGCCGTCGAAGGCGCGTACAGAAGTCCATGCCCTTCTTCGTCTGGGCAGACGACGGAGGGGCCTTTCACCCCGAGGAGGGGGTCTGATGCTCCAGCTCCGAGACGCAGAGATCTTCGATATGGACGGGACGCTGTGTGACGTCCGGTCCATCCGCCACCTGATACACGGCCCCGGTGGCTTCGACGCGTTCCACCGGGCGTCCGTCAACTGCCCGCCGCACGACTGGGTTGTTGAGGCCGCCAGACAGGCCCGGAGGGACGGGAAAGCCGTCCTGATCGTGACCGGCCGGTCCACGAAGTACCGCAACGTCACAGCGATGTGGCTTGCCCTGCACGGCGTGCCCTCCGACGTCCTGTGGATGCGGCGTGCCGGGGACATGCGCAAGGACGTGATGGTCAAGCGGGACATCCTGCGGCGCATCCGGAATCTGTACAACCCGGTGCACGCCTGGGACGACAACCCGGCGATCCTCGACCTGTGGGAGGCGGAGAACATCCCCTTCACCGTGGTCCCGGGCTGGGTGGACTTGATACCACCGTCGGACGCCGTCCAGTTGGGGTTTGAGGAGGAATGAGCATGCAGGACGCCGAGCACATACCGGTGATGGTGTACGCCCGCGACGACGAATTCCAGGTCGGGGTGCCTGCCGAGATCTGTTACGCGTGCAGCGACACGGATGCCGGGCGGCTGGTCCCCGCGTCGTTCTGCGAGCGGGCCAAGGCCCGTCTGGACCCCGCTCCGTGGGAGTCCTGACGGGATTCGGCATTTGCCAGGGAAACGTGACTGCGCCAACCTAGAGTGACTGCGAGTGAGTTGACGCTCACTCAGCATGAGTGCTAGGGTAGATATAAGGCAGTCGCCTTACCCACCCACAGAAGGGACCACCCCATGTTCGTGTACGACGAACGCCTTCAGATGAACGTCCTCGCCGACGGCACCGCACTGATCGACACCGGGCACGCCCTCGGCTACAGCATCTGCCAGGGCGGCGACGACGACGTCCCCCGGGAAGATGACTAGCCGTACCCCGGTCGTCGTGATCGTCACCTCCCGGAAAGACGTACCCGCCGACATGGTGGTACGCCTCCTGGGAGGTGACGGTTTTCCGGTCGACGTCCACCGCGTCGACCCGGCCGACATAGAGACCGGCTACCTCAAGCTCCGCGCCGTTCTGCGTCAGGGGCGCTGCACCTTCACCCTTTCCGACCCCCACCGCACCACCGAGTCGGACCGGATCGCCGCCATCTGGTGGCGCAAGCCGATGACCACCACCAGCAACGAGGGCCACGCCCAGCTAGAGGGCCTGCTGAGGACGCTGGACGGGGTCAGGTGGCTCAACCACCCCGACATCAACACCAAGGCCGCCCACAAGCCCGTGCAGCTCCTGCGGGCCCACCAGGCGGGCCTGAGGGTCCCGGAGACCGTACTTCCCGCCGGGTCCCAATCCCTCGCCTCCGTGTTCTCCGCGTCGCACGCGGCCGGGGCCGTGGCCAAGACCCTCGCCATCAAGGGCGGCGTCACCTGGGTCACCGGGGACTGGGAATCCAGCCTCGCCGCCGGTCCCATCGCACTCCAGGAGCGCGTGGCCAAGGACTACGACGTCAGGGTCACAGCAGTGGACGGCAAACTCTTCGCCGCGACCGTTACCCCGCCCAACGGGGAAGTCGACTGGCGCCGCGTCCAGGAGGACTGCGTCTACTGGCCCATCGCCGTCCCCGAGGACGTCGCCCGGGGCATCTCCATCTACCTGGAGATGCAGAACCTGACCTACGGCGCGTTCGACTTCGCGGTCGACGGGGAGGGGCAGTGGTGGTTCCTGGAGTGCAACCCGAACGGGCAGTCCGCGTTCATCGAGATCCGCACGGGCCTGCCCATCGCCCAGGCGCTCGCCGAAACCCTGGCGGTCGCTCCGAGTTAATCCATGCACGACCTTCCCAATCCAGGAGGTACGACCATGGCACACCGCGTGATCTGGTATCAGAGTGAGGATGAGGACGTCCCGAGAGTCCGTCACAAGGGGGTGCCCGTCCGTACCGTCGAGATAGTCGCGCTTTGGGCTGTAATCACCCTGGTTATGTGGAAGGGCTGCTTTTAGCGGCGTTGTCAGTGGTACGTCCTAGGGTGTGGGCACCGAGCAACTGGAGGTGTCCATGTCCCAGGACCAGGCAGTAGGAACGCTGGGAGAGGCCCCGCTGGGGCTTCTGCTGGCGGCGGCTGAAGAAGAGGTCCGGCAGCTAGGTCAACGGCTGTCGGACCGTGGCGTTTTGGCGTCCGATCCGGTGGCCGCCGAGCTGCTGGTCCGGGTCCGTGCGTGCCTTCTGGTGGCGGGTGAGCGGGTGGATTCTGCCTGATGACCGAGGGGGCGGGGGTGTACTCTCCGCCCCCTTAGTGCTAGGGTAGATACATCGTCACAACGTTTGGAGAAAGCCATGTCCCAGGTCTTCAACCTCACCGGCCGCGAGCGCCACAAGCTGAACAGCGGCTACAAGTTCGGCAGCAAGATCAACGTCTGGGGCAACGACACCGCCCTGATCGCGAGCCTCACCGAACGCGGCCTCGTGGAGAAGGACCCCGACGGCCCCTACGTCCTGCTCACCGACCTCGGCCGCATCGCGATGGACTTCATCGCCTCCAAGCGGGAAGAGGAACGGGAGGTCTGGGCCGTCGCGCTGGCCACCGTGAAGGAGATCGAGAGCACCCACGAGGCGTACGCCGGAACCTCCCGCGACGGCGCCACGTACACCCACCACGAGGACGGCACCATCGACGTCCGCACCGTCTACAAGGCCGGGAACCAGGACGGCTCCGACTCCGTGTTCACCGTCACCGCGACGCGGCACCCGAAAGCCGTCCACAAGGGTGAGCCGGTCATCACGGTCACCATCGATGAGACCGTGACCCACGCCGACGACTTCTGGGGACCCGGCGGCCCGCGCGACGAGGACGACCCCGCCTGCCGCGTCGTCGTCAACAACGTCCACTACATCATCGTCCCGGACACGAACAGCCGCTTCCAGGGCCACGGCGGCGCGGTGTTCGAGATCGCGTTCCACGACGGCCGCCGCGTCACCTCCCGCAACCTCTGGACCCAGGGCAAGATCCCCCCGAAGTGGCGCGACCGCTTCCCCAACAACGCCGAGTTCATCCAGCGTGACCGCCCGTCCCTCGCCGACCAGTTGGGCCTCAAGGCCATCTGACGCTACGATGCATGCTGTCTTTGACGAGACGGTGAAAGGCCCGCACGGCTGCTGTTCCTGTTCGCGCAGGAAGCCGGTGCGGGTCTTTCTCGTTTCTCCCGGATCCGGGAAACCTCGTGGTGGACTACGGGCATGGACAAGACGCACGCTGTGACGATCATCTACAACGGCAACAACCCCGACGTCCTGGAATGGCTCCAGAAGATCAACTCCCAGGCCAGCCACCCGCGTTTCCAGGGGGGCATCGTGATCGGGGAGCCGTACCTGCTAAACGACCCGACGGCGGACTGAAAGGATGCTAGTCTCTTACCTGTCGGGCCAAGAGGTCCGGAAGTAGGGTCGGATCCCTCGCGGGATAGCGAGCATCCGGCCCCGCGCCCGAGGGCGACGGTCTTCGGGTGGGATTCGGGTGGCCGCGCTTCGTGTTGGAGGTCTCCCTGACGTACGGGTGGCGGGGCCGCGTACGCACCCTGGAACAACCGCCTCATCCGGTGCTCACCCACCGGGCGGGGCGGTTTTCCTTTGCCCCCAAATATGCTAGGGTAGATACATCACCTAGCGAGGAGAACACCCATGCTGCGACGCATCACCACCCGAGCCGAACTCCAGGAACTCACCAAGGAGTTGGGCGTCGCCGGAGACTGGCACGAGAACGACCAGATGGACGTCACCGCCACCCTCCACGGAACCAGCTTCGACACCGCCGGATTCTGGCCGGAGGACCCCAAGCGGAACACGGCCACCGAGCAGCACGTCATCCTCTACAAGGAGGGTGAGCCGGTCGCGGCCGTCAACATCGCGATGCTGTTCGCCTGGGCCAACGGCTACGGGGACTGACCCTGCTAGGCTGTCACCGCTAACTCGGTTGCGCTAGGCCGGGGTAGACATCCGGAGAGCCCCGCCGTAGGAGCCCCGCCGAGAGGCTATGGGGTGACCGCAAGGCGGGGTTTTCTGTTGCCCGCAGGCCCTGCCGAAAGCATGTGCTAGGGTAGATCCAATGGTTGGATTGGTGAGCGTAGACCGCGTTCGATTCCGGTCGTCCCCCTGGCGGGGGTGTGGGGTTCAATTCCCCTTCACCATCGGTGGCAAAAAGCGAGGGCCGCGCGCCTGATGACCGCGCAGAGGGGTTCGAATCCCCTCCCAACCATTACAGCCCCTCCCGAGTCGGCTCGGGAGGGGCTGTTTGCGTGCTAGCCTCTTACTTGCTACTGACAGTGAGGTCGCGATTCGGTTTTCGAGGACTTGGGCGTGACCTCACATAGCAGCAAACTGCCCCCTCCCGCGCTGTAGTCGGGAGGGGGCAGTTCTGCGATGCGACAACCCTCCCGGAGTCAGGAGGGAAGGCGCAACACTCACACCGGAGTCAGTAACACCGGGGTTAGCTCTTGCTGATCAGTCCCCGGGCCCGCTCGGCGGCAGCCCGCAGATCCTCGTCCGGCGCGGGGTCGGAGTCATCCGCCATCATCTCGTCGTACAGATCCGGCGGGACGACCGTCACATGTTCACTGCTCTGAGTCATGCCCCCATCATGCACCCGCTGACGAGACGTCAACTACTAAATTGGTAGCTACTAGTAGGTAACTAGTAGTCCGGGATTCAAGTAGTGGGCCGTTCTGACGGGTCCTCCGGTACCTCCCGGAGACCTCTCCCCCGCTGAACCCCAATTCTCAACGCTGTGCCAGTGAATAGAGTATTCTGTGGCACAAAATTAGCGCACAGTAACCGAATCGGTCACTGTGCGTATCAGTTTGCGGCCCCCGGCTACCCGGAACACATTCACTGGCACAACCACCAGGACCGAGGACACCCACATGAGCCTTCCGCTGGAACGGGCCATCTCCCAATGGCTCGACACCACTCCGCCGCCCTTCACGGAAAGGACCACCGTCCGGGACTACCGGCTCACTCTCACCCGCTGCGCTGCATCCATCGGCTGCAACCAAGACGTTCGCAGCGTTCCCGGGGAGCAGTGGTACGCAACGTTGCTTGCACTGTGGGGCACCAAGAGCCCCAGCACGTGGAACCGGAACCGGGCGGCCGTCCGGGCGTTCCTCCAGTACCTCCGGGACGCTGGAGAAGCCGACACGGAACTGCCCGCTCTGTGCAAGGCCCGCAAGGTCACCATCGACCGCACCAAGGCCGTGGACGAAGACGAGATCGAGCGCCTGTGGGCGGCCGAACTGCGCCTCCGGGAGCGGACGTTGTGGCGGCTGCTGTACGACACGTCCTCCCGCGCAGAGGCCATTTTGTCCCTGGACGTCCCGGACGTCGACCTCAAGAGGAACCGGGCCCGTACGGTTATCAAGGGCGGCGACACCAACTGGATCTACTTCGACAACCCCAGCGCCAAGCTGCTGCGGGAGTACATCGGTCTCCGCACGGCTGGGCCTTTGTTCCTGACCGACGGCATGCCCCGGAACTGGCGCACCCGGGCGCCCGAGGACCGGGAACCCGGAGGTCGTCGCTACCGGCTGTCATACAACCGGGCGGAGCGCATCCTCAAGGAGACCACTGGAGGTTGGACGCTGCACCGGATCCGGCACTCCCGGCTGTCCCACCTTGCCGGTGATGGGATCCCGACACCGATGCTGATGGCCATCTCCGGGCACACCAGCCCGACCACCCTGCAACGCCGCTACGCCATCCCCTCCGGCGCCGCAGTGGCCCGCCTGTTCGAACAGATGCGCAAGAAGAACGGAAGCTCCGATGACTGATCAGCCTTTGCCGAACCTGGCGTTCATCCGCTCCCGGAAACGCGCCTATGAAGACGGCGTACCGGCGTGTTGGGACTGGGACCCAACACGACCTGCCCTGTCGGAGGCTTACGCAGGGTTCTCCCCCGACACACTGGCGCTCCTGGGAGACGGGTTGATCCTCTCGTCCTGGCAGAGGGGCCGCTGTGCCGTCTGCGGGGGCAGAGAGCAGGTGGAGGACCACGACCACGAAACCGGGTACGTACGCGGCCTGCTATGTCGTTCCTGCAACTCAATGGAGGGGGCGGCCTACCGGGATTATCCGGTGTTCGAGAACTACCGGCAGCGGTACCCAACACTGATCCTTGGCCTGAAGATCCGCTATATCAACCCGCTAGGTCACCCCACAACGCGTCAGGAACAACGGGATTGGGAGCAGCAGGTATTCGGGGACAAGCCGTCGGATTCGGGGGACAACGCCATGCGAGGAGTGCTGTGAGATGTGCTAGGGTAGATACATGACCGAAGACGAGTACACCGAACTGCTCAAGGACCGTTTCGCCGAACCCCGCGTCTACACCAGCGACTTCGACGGAGCCGACCGAACCCTCTTGTACGGCATGACCACCAAGGGCCTGACCTGGCACGTCTACCTCAAGGACAGCCACATCTGCCGCCTGACCTACACCGGCAACGAGGCGCGGGCCTGTGAGCACGCCACCGACTTCCGGGCCGACCTCCTGATCCCGTCCAAGGTGGTCTTCCCGGAGGCCACCGATCATCAGATGGCGCAGCGGCTCCAGGAGTTGGGCGTCTCGGTTCCGTACGCGCCGTTCAACGTGACCCGGCGGGACTATTACGCGGAGCTGGAGCGGGACAGGGGCGCCGAGTTCCTGGGGCTGCTCCCGACGGACTTCTAGTAGACCCCGAACACCACGAAAGGCCCGTCGCACCTAAGGGATGCGGCGGGCCTTTCGCGCAGCGTGCCCGATCCGATTCAGGTCACGGCCTCCTACGGTAGGGAGATCCGGGGGCGCAGGCAAGGGCGCACGGGTGCACGGAAGGCCCGTCCGGTCCTGCGCCAACAGGGTTGCTACCGGGCGGGCCTTGCGCTCTGTACGGGTTGGAGCCAGCAGCAGGCAGTGCACCCGTGGCTGACCAGAACTCCACCGTAGGGGGAGGCTGTTGACCTGGGCAAGCGGTACCGGTGATGTGGGACAGAACTGAATCAACCCGATAGGATAGATACATGACAACTGACGCTGACTTTTCCTGGCTTAACCGCACTTCCCCCACCGAGCCTGTTGTCCGCATACAACTGTCCCGGACCGAGATGGCCGCCCTGTTGCTCCTCGTTCGTCCCCGGGACCACGAGCGCGCACAGCGGCTTGTCCACGAGGTGTTCGGGAGCGACGCGGAGTGGGCCGGGCGGGAGATGAACGCCGTCGCGGAGCAGCTCGGATTTATCTACGACCGGGAGATGCAGTGAGCCACGAGAGCGAACATTCGTCCTACGCGGAGTGGGACAAGCTGACCGGCCCTCAGCGGCGGCTGGTCCGGCAATTCCTGGCTGATCTGGAGCGGGCCGTCGAGGCGCCGGAGTGGCGGCGGCCGGTCATGGTGCCGGGGGCGGCGTATCTGGTGCAGACGTACGGGGCGGCGATGGAGGATGCCGAGGCGGTGGCCCAGTGGTGCAGGAGGGCCCGGCATGAAGATGCGGTGCGTGACCAGGTGCGGGGTACCCTGAAAGGTCATGTGCTAGGGTAGATACATGGCTTACAACAACCGGACCGCCCGAGGGGCCGCCGCCCACAAAGAGGCGATGGCCCACATCGCCAAACTCACCCAGACCACCGAGATGCTGCGCAGCGCGCCCGCTCTGTGGCTGCCGGAGACGTGGCAGCGGGCGGCGTTTGGGGTGATGATGCTGGTGAACGTCTCGATGTCGTTCGTGACCCGTTTCCATTCGGCGTATCAGCCGTGGTGCCCGTACTGCCGTCGTGGCGGCGGGGGCGGGAAGCGGGCGCCGGAAGCCGCGCCGGATCCGTCGTCCAACCAGCCTGTTCCTGCCTGACCCGCTGGGCCTGTGGGCCCCGGTTGCCTCGCGCAGCCGGGGCCCTCGTGTTAGGGTAGATACATGCTGATTGAAGAGTACGAATACCTGCAACGCAATCCCGAGTCCGCCCCGCTGATCCGGGCCACCGACCTTCCCAACAACCGGGAGGATCGCACCCTCCTCTACGGCTACACCGTGGAGCGCACCACCTGGCACGTCTACCTCAAGGACGGCCTGATCCACCGGATCGAGTACCGGTCCGACGCCAAGGGGCCGTACATGGTGGGGGTCTGCCACGGCGTACAGAAGGCGTGGGCGCCGCGTCGTCTCCTGCCGGACAAGCGGGCCTACCCGGAGCGCACCGACTACCAGTTCGCCCGGCTGTGCCGGGACGCGGGATGCCGGATCGAGTTCACGACCTACGATGCAGACCGCGTTGTGCAGGATGCCGCCTTCCAGGGGCTCATCCTGGAGGAGATGGTCTGAGAAACCGAGAAGCCCGTATGCGTGCCCCTGACCAGGGGGAGAGATCACGCGTACGGGCTTCTGCGACGACACAGACCGGGTTATCTGAACCCAGGTACAGCGTACAGGACGTTCGCGGGGGTGTTAGCCACCCCCACCCCAATATGCTAGGGTAGATACATGGAACGACACGAGATCGAAGAATTGCAGACCGAGGTCGGGGACCACCTGAAGAAGAACGGCTACCGGCCGTTCATCGAGTTCCGGGAGGACGAGACCGCCGACGACGACCGGGGGCGCATCGAGATCTACTTCCTCGGTGTCCACGTCCAGACCATCCGGGACGTCAACAACCGCCCCGGCGGCTGGAACTACACCGACAAGGAGCAGACCACCCGGCGCGCCGAGAAGGCCGTCAAACACCTGTGGAACCTCGTGGGCGAGGCCACCCCCGAAACCCGGACGGAGTGGTGACCGTGGCGGTGAGCATCCCCGAGGCGCTGCGCAGCATCGCAGACCTGGATGCGACGATCGATGATCTCCAGGAGCAGCGCGACCGGTTCACGGATCCGCTGGAGAAGGCCGCCATGGCGTACCACGAGGGGAACCCGGCCAGCCATCCCCCGAACCGGCTGTCCTGCTCCCGCTGCCACTTCGTCTTCTGGCGGCAGGAGCAGGAGGTCATTCACTTCGGGACCGACTGCTCCTGGTGCGGCAAGGACTCCGGCAGCGGTCTGACGGTGCACATCCAGCGGCTGGAACCGTTCATGAAGTAAGTGCTAGGGTAGATACCTCGCCTTCACCGGCAGGTATCTACCCTCTCATCTTGAGGAAACCCGCATGCCCAGATACGACCCCGAGCGCTACACCGCCACCCCCGACGACGTCCTCGAAGCCCTCGGCCCCCGCAGCCCCGACCCCTTCGGCCACGGCAGCACCCCGCAGACCGAGTTCACGATCGCTTCCCTGATCGCCTCCGACCGCCGTCTCGGCCGTCCCGGGGCCCCGCTCAGCAAGTTGATCAATCGCAGCAAACTGGCGTTGCTCCTGGAAGAAATGGCCTCCGACGGCCGTCTCGTGGGAATGACGAGCAAGGAGTGGGCGGCTCTCAACCGGATTCCTCCGTCCCGTAGCAAGACCCCGCTTTATGTCACCCCGGAAAAGGCCCGCGAATGGGGAATGATGGAAAAGGCCCGACCTGAGACAGACCGCTGGACCCTCACCATTGAATTCGATGACCTGAAGACACAGAGCACCGTCGACCCGGAACTGACCTTCCCCCACGACGAGTGCAGCAGCCTTATCGCCTACATCGGAGACCTCTGGGGCATGCTGCCCGAACAGCTCACCGAGATCGCGGAGTGGACCTCCACCCGCATCACGCTCCAACTGGACAACCTGGAGTTCGTCGGCGCCCTCGTGGATTGGGTCAGCCACAACACCGTCCCCCAGAACATCACCGTCACCCGCAACGAACCCCGCTAACTGCCGGGGAAATAGCTCGAAAAGGGGTCGTCCAATGGGCGGCCCCTTTTTCTGTGGGTTTTGTAATACTCGGATCGCTTCCATCGTGGAATACTTGAGAGGTCTACCTCTGGAGGCTGAAATGACAGGCACTGTATGGGTTCCCGGCGTCGAGCGATTAGGTGACGGCTCGATCGGTGGGGGAATGGACACCCCCGGCAAGGCTCCCCGCGTCACGTGGCACACCACGGAAAGCGGCGCCGGTAATGCGGCGTTCGACGCGGTGGCCCGGTACCTCATCCAGGAGGGTTACGAGCCGCACTTCCTCTACGACCCGACCACGGACCGGCTAGGCCAGTTCGGGCCGCTGAACGAGTCCGCCAAGGCCCTCCAGAACGACGGCTCCGTCCGCACCAACCGGACCGGTCGGGTCAACATCCAGATCGAGGTCATGGCGCGTGCCGCGACCGCGTTCACCGGGTACTGGAAGCCCGGCCCGAATTTCCGGGCGATGATGGCCGCGATCCGGAGCTGGGGCGTCCCGGACGTCTTCCCGCTGCCGCTGGCCTCCACGTCCTCCAACTGCGTGCGTACCCGCAGCGTGTGGGACGACACGCCGGGCCACTACGGGCACTGCAACACCCCGGGCAACTCCCACTGGGATCCGGGCAACCTCAACACGAAGGCGCTGTTCGCGGCGGCCCCGGTCGCTGTCCCGAAGCCGACCCCTAAGCCGACGCCGAAGCCCGCTCCGAAGCCGGTCGTCTACCTGTCGCGGATCGTCGCCGCCCGCGACAAGGATCTGCCCGCTGCCACCGGGCACAAGACGTACCCGGCGGACGTGAAGATCGTGGAGGCAGCCCTCCACGCCGAGGGCCTGCTCGGCTCCAAGTGGGTTGACGGCTCGTGGGGGTCCATGACGGACGCGGCCTACCACAACTTCCGGATCAAGATGGGGTACACCGGGGCTGCGGCCGACGGTGACCCGGGCATGGAGTCCCTGTCGCTCCTGGGCAAGCGGCATGGCTTCACCGTGAAGGCGAAGCCCTAGCCAGCGGGTACGGCGAACCGCTCCGGATGCGTCCGGGGCGGTTTTTCGTTCCCCTGTTGTATCTACCCTAGTACGTGTGCTAGTGTAGATACATCAGCAGGAACACCTACCGAGGAGATCCCGTGGCCGCCAAGTACGCCAAGAAGAGCCCCGCCTACGCCAAGAAGCTGGCCAACGAGCTGCACGCCCAGCTCACCGAGACCGTGGAAGCCCTCGTCACCTCCGACGCCTGGCCCAAGCTCCTCAAGACCATGGCGCAGCGCAACGGCACGGAGATCGGCCGCTACAGCTTCCAGAACATGCTGCTGGTCCTCTCGCAGTGCCCCGAGGCCACGGCCGTATGCAGCTTCAAGGCCTGGGTCGAGCGCGGCCGGGCGTCCGTCAAGGGCTCCAAGTCCCTGCGCATCTACGCGCCGATGACGCTCCGCGAGAAGGACCGCGACGGAAACGTCAGGAAGACCGAGGACGGCAAGGACCGTACGCGCGTCGGGTTCCGCATGATCCCCGTCTTCGACGTCTCGCAGACCGCGCCCCTGTGGCAGGACCCGTGCCAGGGGCCGATGTTCATCACGCCCTCGGTCGGCAAGCCCTCGATCGTCAAGCAGCTCCAGGGCAAGGCCCCCGAGGACATGTGGGACGCGGTCGCGGAGCAGATCGAGAACCTTGGGTACACGATCGAGCGCGGCGCCACGGGCTCCGCGATGGGCTACACGAACCCCAAGAACAAGACCGTGCGCGTCTCTGACGGCGTCTCCGAGGCGCAGGCGGCCAAGACCCTCGCGCACGAGCTGGCGCACATCCTCGCGGACCACGTCTCGGACCTGGCGGCCTACCGCGAGCACCGAGGAGAGGCGGAGACGGTGGCGGAATCCGTGGCATATATGATCAGCGCGTACTACGGGATGGACTCCGTAGCCTATTCTGCTCCTTACATCGGCACCTGGGCCGACAAGGACCCCGAGAAGGTCATGGCCACGGTCCAGGCCACGGGCAAGCAGGTGCTGCTGATGTTCCGGAAGTTCGTGACGGCGGTGGAGTCCCCCGAGCTGGAAGCGGCAAGGCTTATGCCGGTGTAGCTCAGCCCTCACACCCCTAGCACGTAGAATGGCCAGTACAAGGCTCGCAACCTCTGTACTGGCCATTCTCTTTGCCCTAGGAGGGCTCTCACATGATACCGCCTCGCTACATCGTCCTTGCCAACGGAACCGTTATAGGTCCGCGCGGGAAACCCTTGAAGGCCAGCCCCAATAACCACGGCTACCCTGCGTTCACCGCATGGTGTTTCGGGAAGAAACGTACTTTCCTACTGCACCAGGTGATCTGTGAAGCCTTCCACGGGGTTAAGCCGTTCCCTGGTGCGCAGGCCCGCCACCTGGACGGCAACCCGCTCAACAACCGGGCCGACAACATCAAGTGGGGTTCGGCCAAGGAGAACATCGCAGATAAACGGGTCCACGGTCGTGTGTCCGAGGGGGAACGGAATGGTCAAGCCAAGCTGACTGCACCGCAGGTGTTGGCCATTCGGGAGCGCCGGGCAGCGGGGGTCTCGCAGGTCGGGCTAGCGCGGGAATACGGCGTCACCGAGCGCGTTATCTGGCTCATTGTGACTCGCCGGGCGTGGCAGCACATTTAGGGCCCGACGGTAGATAAAAGGGGCGGGGAGTCTTCGGATTCCCCGCCCCTTTGTGCTAGGGTAGATACATCGAGTGAAGGCGGCATTTGCCCCTCCTCCCCCGAACGTCGACAAGGAGAGAAAGCCATGACGGAGACCGAGACCGTAGACCAGAAGTTCGACCGCTGGACCGCTCGCCTCAAGGACATCATCGCGATGCGGTCGGGGCCGGAGCAGGACGAAGCGTGGAAGACCGCGCTGAACGAAATGGCGGAGGATGACCCGGATTTGGCGCTCAGACACGACAACTGCGTGGACGGCTGCTGCCCGACGGGCGAGTTCCTGCTGCTGCGGCTGGTGCATCCGCAGGTGAGCGCGGCGTGGATGGTGCGGACGTTCCCGGAGCTGATCCCGTCGTCGCAGACGCACCGGGCGGTTCTGTACGTGAACGAGGACGACTTCTGATCGTCGCAGGGTAAGGGGCGGGAGACATTGTCTCCCGCCCCTTTCACATGCTAGGGTAGATATATCTAGTGAAGGAGATGCGATGCCCGCCCACCCCACCCCTGAGACCGTATCGGCCGTCCGGCACGAGATGGTCGACTGGTTCCGCACCTACGCCCCCCGAATCTGGCCCCTCCAGCACCTGGGCGGCTCGAAGTTCGTCGCCCCGCCCGGCCTTCCCCCGATCCGCGCGAAGGTGGCGGGGTTTGAGTTCGTCCCCGAATCGGGGTCTGCCTACCACGTCCCTGACGCCTCCACCGAACGGCAGTTCGCCCGCCTCGCGGAGTACTACGCCGAGACCTTCGAGCAGGCCAAGACGTACTACATCGGCCCGGACCTGAGTCACCTGGCGCTGCGCACCCAGATGGACCACTACCGGCTGACCGTGGACATGCTCCCCGCACCCACCGGGTTCCTGGTCTGGGCGCTCCCGGTCGGGGCCGCCGAGCACTTCATCCCCCGGAACGCCTGGGTGGACATGCGGGGCAACATCACCGAGATCGAGGACCCCGAGGAGATCCCCCTCAGCCCGTTCAACGACGTCGACTCCCCCGTCATCGGGGTGTCCTGGCGTTACGACCCCGACGACAATTCCATCTGGGTCGTCTTCTTCACCCGAAACGACGGTGTCTTGGACAAGATCGCCGAGGACTTGGACCTGAAGGAGCTGGCGCGGCTGCGGGCGATGGGCGGCCCGATCTCGTTCGAGCGGGAGCAGCGCCTGCCCCTGGACCAGACGCTCGCCTGGTTCGAGTCCGAGGACGAGAACCGGATCAGGGCCACCGCGTTCTCGGACGTCAACACCATGCCGGAGCACCTGCGGGCCAAGGCGGCGGAGGCGAACGCGGCAGTCCTGCCGTCCCTGACGCAGATGACGCGGGCGCTGCTGGCCACGTTCATGCTGATGAAGTGGAAGATCGCCACCCGGGAGGAGATCGCCCCGCCGCCGTACGCGGTCCGGGAGATCGCCAAGAGCACCGGAGTGACGAAGGCGGAGGCGAAGGCCGCGAACAAGACGACCCTTGTGAAGCTGGGCCAGCCGCTGCGGCACCGGAAGCCGAAGGAGGGCGGCAAGGGCGGCAAGTGGAAGGTACGGGCGATCATCGGGCCGACGATTCGGACAAGGCAGTACATCCCGGCGACGGGGGAATTTGACTTTACCCCCAGACTCATCGCCCCTTACATCGCAGGCCCGGAAGGCGCCCCGTTCTCAGACGCCGCGAACAACAAGGTCTTCCTGTTCGACTAGCAGGACCGGAACGTAGAATGGCCAGTGCAAGGACTCTCACATCCGCACTGGCCATTCTCATGCCCTAGGAGGGCTCTGCCATGATACCGCCCGGCATTACCGTGCTCGCAGACGGCACCGTCATCGGGAGGCGCGGACACCCACTAAGCGTCAGCCCGAACAAGAAAGGTTACCTGCGGCTCACCATCCCGTACGACGGGCGCATGGGGCATTTCACGGTCCATCAGTTGGTCTGTGAAGCCTTCCACGGGGTTCGGCCGTTCCCGGAGGCGCAGGTACGGCACCTGGACGGCAACAAGCTCAACAACCGGGCCGACAACCTCCAGTGGGGCACTCCGGAAGAGAACTGGGCGGACCGCAGACTCCACGGGGCAGACAACGCAGGCGAACGAGGCGGTAGGGCAAAACTGACGTGGCCTGAAGTCCGGGAGATCAGGCGGTGCTACTCCGCAGGTGAAGCGTCCCGGGAAGTCTTGGCCCAGGAGTACCGGATCGGTCTGAATACCCTCAGTGCGCTACTCAGTGGAAAGACCTGGATCGACCCGGAGTACACCCCGCCTAGCTACTCCCTAGGGGAGCGGCACCGCGAGGCCAAGCTGAAGGCGAAGCAGGTCCGGGAGATTCGGGCCAAGTACGCCGCAGGTGGGGTAAGGCACGTGGACCTGGCGACGGAGTACGGGGTAAGTAAGCGGGTCATCGGGGGAATCATAAGAGGCGAGTTCCGGAAAAACGGTTAAACCTCCGGGGGCGGACAGTCGCGCGACTGTCCGCCCTTTGTGCTAGGGTAGATATACCCAACCGAGGAGGATGGATGAGCCTGTCCGACAAGATGCGCTGCAAGGGGTGCAACCACCCGAGGTACATGCACAACGGCAGCCACAAGAAGGGCCACCGGACGATGTGCCAGCGGCAGGTGGGCGAGAGCCACCACGACAAGTGCACGTGCCTGGCGTTCCAGGAGCCGGAGCTGACCCTCCCGGCCACGACGTTACCGACGCGCAAGGCATGACCCCGAAGGGCGGAGACTTCCCCACAGTCTCCGCCCTTTGTGCTAGGGTAGATACATCGAACTGAGGAGGATGCGATGAAGCGCAACAAGCCCTTGGACAAGCGACACCGCGTGGGAACCCAGGCGTGGCGGCGCCGCCCCTACTGGTCCGACCCCCGGCAGGCGCAGGAATGGACCGTGATCGTCCCCCAGGCTCACGTGGGAGCGGACGCGCGGATCCTGAACCTGTCCGGTGCAGTCACCGACGGGGCGGAGAACGTCGCAGGAGACCCCACGGTGGGTCCGAACCTGTACCGGTGGCGCCTGGACCTCTTCGGCCGCGCAACGCCCGTCTACGCGGCGTACGGCCCCTGGTATGCGTGGTCCGGGCACGGGGGCCGGTTCGACGGGGTCCCCCGGACCGGGGACGTCTGGTACGCGTTCACCTCCGAAGGCAAGTGCGAACGGGCGAACTGCCCCCAGACGCGCTACTTCTACGAGGGCGTGGACGGCCGGATCGCGCGGCACGATCCCGGCCGGTGCCCGCTCGGAATACCTCTCGATGCAGGATGGAAGTACGCGGGCCGGTTAACGCTCTGATTCACCGGCCGACCCGAAAGCCCCGTCTCCTGGCGGGGCTTTCGGCGTTTCGGGAGGTTGTATCTACACTGTCAGGTTGTTAGGGTAGAGACCCACCCAAGCAGGAGGTACTATCCATGCCCAAGGCCACGCATGCCCGCCGCAAGCCGAGCGTCGTGTACCCCGCCCTGTCCCCGGCCGCCCGAACCATCCTGGGCCGCGCCGTCGACACCATCGCCCCCCGGCCGCAGACCCCCAAGGACCGATCGTGACCAAGTGGATCCTTCGCCCCCTCGGCTACCTCATACTCGCCGCGCTGTGCCTCTTGATCGCCTGCGGCGTCGCCTGCGGAGGATTCTTCCTCGGCCTGATCATCACCGTCCTGCACAACGGCTGAGGAGGCCGACATGAGCTGGAAGACCCCCGACGACGTCCCCACCACCCTGACCCGACGGGCCTACGCCCTGCGGGACGTGAAGACCAGTCAGAACGCCTACGCCGCCGTCGTGGCCGACGCCTACCAGGACGTCGTGGCCGACTTCCTGCGGGACTGCGCCGAGACGGCCCGGCGGACCCACAACGACGCCGAGGACACCCCCGCCACCCGCGCGGCGGCCGACCGGCTCGGACTGCCGTGGGAGGTCGTGGCCGCCATCGTGGACACCTTCTCCGAGGAGGCGGGCCGCATCGCCCGCGAGCGGGCCGCCGCCCGCCGCCGGGTCCTTACCCGGGACAACGCGGACGAGGTCGCCGAGTGGGTCGGCGGCTGGCGCGCGGGCGGGGCCCGCGAGCTGGTCGGCTGGGGCGTACGGGGCAGCGTCGTCTACGCCCACCCGGGCGACACGATCATGAAGCTGACCAGCGGGAAGTGCGTTGTGACCCAGCGCGCGGAGAGGACGCAGCCGTGAAGCGCAGGCACCCGGACGACGACCCGGCCATCCCCGACTGGGACGAGAAGGAGGGGTGGCGGGAGCTGTGGGAGCTGGACCAGCACCTGCGGGAGCGCCCGGAATCCCTCTCCCGGCAGCAGCGCGCCGAGGAGGCGTGGGACTGAAATTCCGGGGGACCTGCTAGCTAACTCCCGCATGCAGTGCTAGGGTAGATACATCACTTGGACACCATCCCAGGAGACCATCCCATGCGCGTAACGAACAACACCGAGGCCGCCGTCCGCGAACTGCTCGCCACCAAGCTCAACCAGCGCCAGATCACCCAGGCCGACGCCCGGCACCTGGGAAGTGAAGGCTTCCGGGCCATCTCCCAGACCATCGGGAACTGGCGCCTGCGCGAAGCCACCGACGCCCAGATCACCGACGCGATCCGCCGCCGGATGCTCGCCGCCAAGCTGCACCGGCAGCAGGCCCGGACGCAGGCCGACCGCGCCAAGGCCCTCCAAGAACTCACCATCGCGCAGATGTACAAGGTCATCTGGGAAGGCATGCAGGCCGACGTCGCCGCCTACCAGAACGCCTGATCACCCCTCCCCCTGAATTTCCCCGGACCCGTCACCCCAGGTGGCGGGTCCGTCGTATATCTACCCCCAGCACATCCGACCGAGAGGACCCCATGACCGCCAACCACAACCACGGTGACGGCTTCCGCCGGACCGACCCGCCCGAGCCGTTCGCCGGGCACACCGTGAACGAAGACCTCCTGTCCGACCTCATGGGCGCAGCGGTGGACGGCTGCCGCCCCTGCCAGGCGAAGCTGCTTCCCGAGGTCGCCAAGGATCCGGTGGTGACAGCCCGGCTGGTCGGCCTCGCCTGCACCTCCCTGGCCTCCCTCCTCGGCGGTGTGCCTTCCAGGGAGGACAGCCCCGCCTGGGGGTATGCCTCGGATCCGTTCCGGAAAGTCGCTGTCGCGGGGGTCGACCACGCGACCGAGGAGGCCACCGCTCGCGCGCTGCTGGGTGCGGCCGAGCCCCTGACCCCCGGGCAGCGCCAGGAGGCGGCAGACAGCGCGATGGACTTGCTGGCAGGCATGGTCTGATGCAAGGCCCCAGACGGCTCTGTGAGGGGCGCGCAGGACCGTCCCGGATGCCCGGGGCCCCGACGGGCTTTCCGTCCGTTCTGGCCCCCGTCAGGGCCCGTCTGGGCTAGGTTTGTTCGCAGAGGGTCCGGCTGTTCCAGGGGAGCGGCCGGGCTCTTCTCTCGTTTCAGGGCCGCTGGTAGGGTAGATACATCGTCTATCGGAAGGGCCCGACCATCATGACCGGCAAGGAACTGCTGGAGCTGCTGCGTACGATGACTCCTGAACAGCTCGCGCTCGAAGTCGTCGTGAAGCACCCGGAAACAGACCCCTACGGCAACCTCGGGAGCGTCTACGGGACCGACGTGTCGGTCACCACGGAACAGGCGAGGCCCCATGAGCTGGGCGTTCCCACCGCTTTCCACTACACCCGGGACGCGCTGATAACTGTACTGCTCATCGACTAACTGTTAGTGTAGATACACCCCCCGAGAACCCCGTCCCCGGAGGAACTGTGTCTGCCAGCAAAGACGTACGTGCCCTCATCCGCGAAATCACCACGAAGGAAGCCAAGGAGAACGGCTGGACAGCGGAGCGGCCCAAAGGCCGCCAGCACTACACCATCCGCCGCCACGGGATACGCGTCGCCACCATCGCCCACAGCCCCAGCGACTACCACGCCGTCGACAACGCACGGGCCGACCTGAGACGCGGCGGCTTCGAGTTCCCCCGCAAGTAGGGCCCCTCAAATGGCCCATCTAACTGCACATCGTATCGAATTAGCCCAAAGCCCCCGGCAAATGAGATCCTGCCGGGGGCTTCGTCTTCCCCGCCGCCCGCTCCCGGGCGGCCCCGCACGAGAAAGCAGCACGATGATCCGGAAACTCCTGCACTGGCGCCGACTGGTCCTCTGGAAGGTCGGTGACTCCCGGTGGATGCGCTGATCCAGTTCACCAAAGAGCAGATCCAGCAGGACCGCGACAGCGCGACCGACGAAGAGGCCGAATGGAACGCCGACCTCAAACAAGCCGTGCTCGACCTGAACAAGCCCCGCTACAACGGCAACACGTGGGTCTGTGACGGGTGCAGCGGGTACGACGGGCTCCGGCGGATGGCCTACCACTGCTACGCGCCGTGCGGCCAGTTGGAGGCCCTGGTGAGGGTCTACACCCTGCGGCCCGGCTTCGACCCGGACTGGCTCACCGCCACGGACGACTGACCCCAGACAGCGAAAAGCCCCGGCATCCGAAAGGGTGCCGGGGCTCTCGCGTACCCGAGATCACCAAGCGTAGTGCTTGCTGTAGTCCTCGTGACGGAACAGGCCGTACTCGCCGGGGATGGTGGCCAGGTTGTCGCGGTTGGCGACCTCGTAGCAGTGCTGGCAGAGACGACCGCGCCAGCAGCCCCAGCGCTGGACGTCGAACTGGCCGCAGCCCTCGCAGACCTTGAGCTGGTTGCACTGCTCGGAGCCGCAGGTGCCCGTACCGGCCCAGCCGTCACAGTCCATCTCGAACAGCTCGGGACGGGCGCCGCACCACGGGCATGCCTTGACCATCTTGGTGCTGACGCGCTTCTCGATCACCCAGCCGACGGGGAACTCGGGGTCCTGGTCCATCCGCGCGGCGTCCCGGATGCTGACCGTCCACTCGGTGCCCTTGGTGGGGACGACGACGTAACGGACGGAGGTCTCGGGGGTGAGGGCGTTGAGCCAAAAGGTCTTAACGGTCATTTCGGTCTCCCTGGTGGTGTCCGGCTGATGTATCTACCCTAGCATGTGTCCTGGCATCCCCGCAACACCATGTACCTTCGATCCATGACGTACGACGACCTCGCCCGGATCTTCCCCTGGGTACAACACCTGCCAAGGGAAGCTGCCGCAGAGTTCGCAGCAGACCTCGAAGCGGCCCTGGGCAAGGCCAACCTCCTGGCGGACCTCGACCCCGTCATCGCAGCCTGGAAGGCTACAGCGGAGATCTACGCCGACCCCGAGCTGCGCGCCGCGCTCATCAAGCCCACCGACGGTGATTACGGCCCCGTCACCGCACCTGCGGCATAAAGCAGTGAGCCCCCGCCTCATCGGCGGGGGCTCGGTCACTTCAGCAGCGGATCACTCGGTCTCATGGCCAGGTACACCCGGATCTGCCCGGTGTCCTTCCCGTCCGGCAGCGGGGCCACGAACTCCGAGGTGAAGAACTTGCCCTTGGTTTCGGTGTAGGCCAGTTCCAGCTCCTTCAGCTTCTCCCGGACGACCTGCCGGGTCACCAGGCCCTGGGCGGTGATCAGCAGACGGGGCGGGGTCGAGGTGTTGTCGATGGTCATGTCGAGACGGTTCACGAGATCTCCTAGTTTGTAAAGATGTATCTACCCTATCACATCGAGCAGGGGCGCACAACAACAAAGGCCCCGCCTCCACCCGGGAGACGGGGCCTTCAAGCACCACTACTTCGCCGTAATCCGAACGGTGCAGCCCGGGTAACCGAACGCCGGATCACCGTCCAGGAACTTCTGCATCCGCGCCTTCACGATCTCCGCCAGATGCAGATCCCCCTGCGTGTGGAACCCATCCGACTTCGGCAGGTCCACCACCAACTCAAACCGGTTCTCGCTCATACCGCTCCCTCCCTGTCCAGGCACGCCCGCGACGTCTCCACCACCTGCTCCAGCAGGCCCTCCAGCCGCAGACACTGCGGCCCCGGCTCCGACCCGTCATGCACACACTGCGAGTCCCGGCACGCCGCGACGTGCACCCGGGAACGGGCCGCCTCCGCCAGATTGCCCGGCGTCAGCAGACCCGGGTTGACGATCCCGACCACGGTCTGCACCTCCTCCGGGAACGCGTTCCCCCACAGCACCTGCCGGGCCTTCGCGTACTTCCCCCGCAGCCGCTCCCGCGTCGCCTCCGGCAACTGCGCCGCCCGGTCCTCCCGCGAGTTGTGAGCGTTATCCGCGATCTTGGTCAGCAGCGCGCCCCGGTTCGTGGTGATCCGGTGGATCTTCGACTGGTAGTTCTCGCCCTTCCGGTTCGTCACCAGATCCACCACACCAAGGACAGCCGCCGGGACCCCGGCGTCCAGCAGTCCCTGGAACGTCCACCCCGTGTCCTCCACGACGTCGTGGAGCAGGCCCGCCATCTCCAGCTCCGCACCGAACGGGGCCAGCCCGTCAGCGACCGCCCGGACGTGCTCAAAGTACGGGACCCCGATCTTGTCCACCTGCCCGGCGTGTGCCTCCCGGGCAAGCTGTTCCACCTCAGCGACCGTCAACGTCTTCATGCCCTGTCCCCTCCCCATTGATCTCCTGCACCGCCTGATCCACCAGGAGCGTCCCCTCCACATGCAGCCGACGATGCTCGCCCGCCTGCCCCGACAACTGCGCCCACTTGCGCCCGGCCTCCCGGTTGTTCCACACCAGGCCGCACACGGCGCAGAACAGCGCCATATGACCCACCGCCGACACCAGCACCATCCGAGGACTGCGCTGCGTCTCCGGCCACTCCTCCAGCCGAGTCGACGGCGGCAGCTCCGGAACCATCCAGCCGTGCTCCCCACGCTGCACCCGGCCGTCGCGCTCCAGCAGGCTCATAGCGACCGCCACCGTGGACGGCGTGCACCCCCACAGCTCGGCAATCCGGGCCAGATCAGAGATCACCGTCCCCGGCGCCATCATCCCCGAGTCGATACGCTGCCGAAGCATCTCCGCCAGCCGCAGATGCTTCGGAACGTCCTTCGACACTTCGCTCACTGCTGCCACTTCTCCGCTCCGAATCCGTCTTCCAGTCCCCGCACGTACGCCTCGAACTCGCGGGCCGACAGCACCCGCTTCCCCCCTGCGGCCGTCACGGTGACCCAGTGGGCCCCCTCCTGGGGGTCCCAGGAGATCTCCCCGCTCTTGATGGCCCCGGCCGCGATCCAGTCCGTCAGCGTCTGCTTCAGTTCCTCCGCCTCGCGAACAGCCGCGTTACCGGTCAGTCCGCCCGGTCCTCCCCAGCCCATTACTTCTCCTCCTCAGTCGAATCACGCTCGTACGCCCGGGGCTCCGGGTGCGGGAGCTGCGGCCGGTGCACGAACCCCGGGAACTCCCGGAGGATCCGCGCGAACTCAGGGCCCGGAACCTCGTCCAGGATGTAACCGACCGGCCGGGCCCCCTTCCAAGACCTCGGCTCGGAAGGGGGTATCGCGTCGCTCATCCGTTCAGCTCCCGCAGGGGACCGTAACCGGCCTGCTCCAGGCCGTACTGCAAGTCCCCGACGTCAACACCGTTGCCGTCGTTGTAGTCCGCGATCCACTCCCACACAATGCCGAGGATTGCGCGGGCGTCGGCCCCGTCCAGCGGCGCCACCTCAACCGGGCTGTCGGTGCTGCTCATGATCCATCTCCTGTCCTGACGTAGGGGTCTTCGAGGTAGTGGGCGCGGCCTACCCGTTCGGGCAGCGTCTCGCCGCCCGGGTAGCGGACCGTGATGGTGATCATCGACCGCTCGCCCTGCCCGGCGTGCTCCCGGGTCTTCTCCGCCTTGTCGGTGTAGCAGGCCAGGCAGAGCGGCCGTACACGCCGCATGAACGCGCCGTCCCGGGCCTCCCAGTCCAGCCGCGCTACCACCACAGCGGGCGGCCGGTTGTCGTCGTGGACACGGCCCGCGTTCAGACCGCACTCGGGGATTTCGGTCACGGGGTCCTCTTCTCACCGTGGACGGCTTTCACCTGGTAGTCGACGTAATGCCATCCACCCTCGGGATGGCGGGCCCGGATCTCCCGGCCGTGGCCGGTGATGCGGTGGTCGATGTCCTCCAGGACGGCCGCCACGATCTCCGGGGTGTAATCGGTCACCTCCACGTCGAGGTGCAGGAGCAGCGGGATCACTTGCTTGGACACAGGGGTCTCCTAGTAGCTGCCGGGGCAGCCGCAGTTGGGGCAGGTCCGGCACGGCCCGGGATACAAGGCCTCTTCGGCGATCCGGGCGTCCATGGCGGCAGCCATCCGTACCTCCAGTTCGTCCCGGCCAACGATCCGCCAGGACGCGATCAGATGCAGGGCCGCCTTCACCCCGTAGGCTTCCAGGAGCTTGCCGCCCACCTGGTAGGCGCCGTTCCAGATCTCCCAGCGCACCTGGCGGCGGTTCTCCGGGTCCAGGTAGACGCGGGTGGTGTAGACGTCGGTCGAGTCCTTCCACTCCCAGACGGGGAGACCGTCCACGATGTCCGGGTCGAACAGCCACCCGGCGTCCGTCACCAGCGTGGATACGGGCCAGTCGGCCTGGCTGATGAACTCGTTCAGGGTGCTCATGTATCTACCCTAGCAGAGAAAGGCCAACTACTCCGAGGCTTCGGACTCTTTCCAGGTTTTACCTGCGAGGATCAAGCCGATGTTCGAAGGGGTGACCCCGTACTCGGCCGCCAACTCTTGTTTGAGCACACCTCCAGCCGCGTGCCGCCTGCGGATCGCCCGAGCATCTTCCAGGGTGAGCCTGCGCGGCGGGGTGTATTCAGGATCAGACCAGGTGCGTCCCTGGATAACTGCCTTGATGGTCTCGCGCCTGACCCCATACTCCGCAGCCAGTTGCGGCATCCGAACCTCACCCGCCGCATACCGCGTCCGGATGTCCCGAACAGCTTCCCGGTTCAGCTTGGCCAACCACTGCTTGTTCCCGAAGGTACTTCTACCGTGACGCACCATGTCAGCCGCATTCTCCTTCTTGGTACCCCACGCGAGGTTCCATGCGGCGTTATTGGTCGGATCCCCGTCAAGGTGGCGTACCTCGTGCTTAGGGGTAGGGCGGGGGCCGTGAAATGCCTCGCAGACGACGGCGTGGAAGTAGAACTTACGGACGCGCCCAGCAACTTGAAGATCGAAACTCCGGTAGCCCTCCGGATGGCACGCCCCCTTGAGCCACCGCCCGTACCGACTCCGTATACGACCGTCCGTCATGATCATGATTCCAGCAGGTAGCATGGCAGAGCCCTCCTAGGGCAAATAGAAATGGCTAGTACTCGGTTGGTCGCCAGTACTAGCCATTCTACGTTGCTGGTCCTATCACCCCGTGGCTGTTTCCTCCAGTACAGGGAGGCACTGACCGCAGTTGCACCAAGGATGCTCTTGGTGCTGATCAGGCATGAGACCCATCGAGAGCAGGGCGATGTTCGCGTGAACCAGGTCCAGACCTGCGTTACGAAAGTACTTGATGTTCTCCTGCACCTCCCCCCGCGCCGTAACCAAGAACCACGGCTCAGACTCCCGAAGAAGCGTGTCCTCGTGGAAAACTCTCCACCAGGTTTTCCCGTCCTTGGTCCAGTCGATCTGATGGCGCACGTCGTGCTGGCCGTTCCACTCCCAGCGATAGCCGCCGCCTTCGAGCTGCACGGCCTTTTTCAGGGTTTCCTTGTGCGCCATCAGACAGCCGCCTTAACGACCAGGTACGTGACGAGGGCCGCAAAGAGGCCGAAGCCGACCGCGAACGTCACGTACTTCCAGTTGGTCAGAACGTCCTTGATCAGCTTTCGCGTCACGTCGTCCATGGGAGTCTCCTCGATCAGGTGTCTCTGTGATTTATCTACCCTAGCACACGACAGGAAGGCAGACAAGCAGAAAGCCCCCGCCACCTGGGCGAGGGCTCTGCACGACCGAACTCACTAGCGACCGAACCACCGTCGGCGACCCGGCGTTGCCGGTTCCGACCGTTTCGGCGGCTGCGGCAGGGCGTGGCACTCCCGACCGTAGTACCGCAGCCCCGTCCCCGGCAGCACCCACGGGCGCGGGTGCGTACCGGAGTATCCGGGGTCGTACGTGACCGGCTGGCCCTCGTACGGGGCCATGGAGCAGACGACGACCAGACCGGCGTCCAGGGCCCAGCGCAGCATCTTGCTGTACTGAGGGCCCCGGTTGAAGCAGAACTGGAAGCCCCCGGAGCAGTACTCGCCGCCGGACGTGTAGACGGGGACCTTGCAGGACGGGCATCGGTAAGGGGTGTCCGCCATGATCAGTCGTTACCCTTCTGGTTCTGGGCGATCAGCTCCTCGTACAGCGCGTCCTTCTCCGCGCTGACCTTGTCCATGTCGATCTCGAAGTAATGGATCAGCACGGCCTCCGTGCCTACCGGCTCCTGCACCTCCACGGGGACCTCGTAGGTGTCATCGTTGAAGAGGCTGGTGCGTTGGTCCGTGTACGTCACGGTCCGGGTCAGGCGGTAGCCGTTCTCTCCGGCCCACTCCAGGAACGCGCCGATCGTGTTGTTGTCGCCGGAGTCGTTGATCTTCTTCAGCTTGTCCAGCTCGGGGGTGTCCATCAGTCTCCTCAGTCCTCGATCGCGCGCTTGAAGAAAGCGTTCACGTTGTTGCGCATCTTCGTCAGAAGCTGCTCGATGTTGCTGTTGACCCACATCTCGGCCAGCTCGCGGTCCACGACCATGTCCAGGCCCGGCATCTGGGGGTCCCCGGCGATCATCTGGTCGATGTAGCCGTCCTGGAGGAACGAGGCGTACAGGAAGACGTCCTGCTGGGCGTGCAGCACGTTGACGTGGGTCTCGCCGGTCTTGCGGTGGTGGAGGGTAACCTCGATCGCCAGGGGGCCGACGCGGCGTACGGAGGCGACGGTGCCGGAGGTCTTGATCTTCTTGCCGTCGACCTCGATCAGGTAGTCGACGGGAAGGCCCTCGGAGAGGGTCGCGGCAGGGGCGGGAAGGTACTTGGTGGGCACGGTGAGTCTCCTCGGTTGGTGTCTCTTGATGTATCTACCCTAGCACACTTGGGACAGAAAAAGAGCCCCACCCCCGGCCGAATTCCTACGCCCAGACCGGGAGGGGACTCTCTTCCAGATACACCGTGAAGGCCACGCTACTCCACAGCAGGCCCGTCCTGCTTGAGTTCGATGGTCGATCCGTGGTCACAGCGGTCCATGCCGTGCCACATCGAGCCGTCGCAATCCGGGACCCACGCCAGGCGGACTTCTACCGGCGCCATCTGCACCAGATCGACCCAGTCACCCCACGAGTCCATCGGAGGCCGTCCACACGTCTTGTGGCGGAGCTGAATCCCTCCCTCCTCGACCTCCAGCAGCCACAGGTCGTCCTCCGGCGGGCAGGAGCAGCCGTTGTCGGTGTACTCCTCGGGGTCGGGGGCCTCCTCCTCGTTGACGGTGCAAAACTTGATCGTCAGTTCGCGGGGCGCGGTGCCGTACAGCAGCCAGTCCACGGAGACTCTGTACACCTCCGCGATCTTGGCCATGTCCAGGCTGGTGGGGCGCTGCTCCCCCAGGATGATGTAGCGGATCCGCTCGGGGCTCATGCCGAGCGCGGCGAACCGGGCTGCTGCGCCGTCGTCGCCGTTGGCCCAGACGGAGCGAATGCGCTTGAGGGCGTCGTTCTCGGGGACGGGGGTGGGTTCAGGCATGGAAGGCTCCCTAGGGGTAAGCAGGAGGGCCCCTGGGAGTTCCAGGGGCCCGGCGGGTGTATCAGGCGGTTCGGAGCTGCGTGAGCTTGTCCTCGGCGTCGTCCAGGCTGCCGGTCTCGTATGCCCAGACCTCGTTGACGTCGTCCCAGATGCCCCAGTCCGAGGATCCGAGTTGTTCGATGGTGTAACGGTCCTTCACGGCGATCTCCTCGGGTCGGGGTGGGTTACTTGCAGGCGGGGTACTGGGCGCCGATGTAGCAGCCCTCGTAGAGACCGGCCGGGATGACCACCGAGTGCGTGTGGCCCTGCTTGTCGTTGACCGTCAGGGTGACACCCTTGGCCTTGAAGGGGGCGCCGCCGATACGGGCGGTCACGGTGCCCTTGACGTTGCTGGTGTCGTCCATGTTGCAGGCGGTGGCGCCGAGGGCGACGGTGGAGGCGATGACGGTGGCGGCGATGGTCTTGTTCACGGGGTTCTCCTCGGTCTGGTGTTCCCTTGAGCTGATGTATCTACCCTAGCATGTTCTAAGGGAGGGGCACAACCTCACCGTGCCAGTTCTGAGGGGCCAGCGCGTCCGGCCCCTTGTTGCCGAGCCCGTAGACGTCCCAGGAGGGGCGGCTCTGTCGAAGCCGGGCGGTCGCCTTGTAGCCGAGGCGGCGCAGCGCCTGCGTCGGGGTCAGTGGGTGCTCACCCTGCTGGTAGGTGTAGACGATCCGGTCAACCTCGATACCGTCCCGGAGGATGACCGCACGGCTCTCCCGGGTAGCGCCGCCTGCGCTGGTCCAGAAGTTGGGGGTGATCACTACAGTGAGAGCCACGGGAGTCTCCTTGGGTGGGTGTCTCTTGATGTATCTACCCTAGCACATCAGATCAAACTCCGAACAGGCAGAAGCCCCCCGGATCTCTCCAGGGGGCGCTGCGCCGGACTCAGCAGGAGACGATGCGCACTCCGCCGCGCGGGCCGCTCAGAACCTCCGCGTAGGGGTAGTCGAAGGGGCAACCCGAGGTCTTGAACTCCACGGCCGACTCCCAGCCCTGCTCCGTGTAGGGGTAGATCGTTCCCGTCGGGCCGTAGTTCCCGTTCGTCTGAAGATCCTGGTAGAAGCCCGTGGCCCGGCCGTAGGCGATCAGGGCGGCCTTGACCGACTCCTGCGAGGTGTGGCGCTCCACGGTGAAGCCGCCGAGGGGGTCGGTGAAGTAGGCGATCCAGCGGTAGTCGGTGGCCTTCGGCATGGGATTCTCCTCGGTCTGGTGTGTCCCTGTGTTGATGTATCTACCCTAGCACACTAGATCAGGGCGCAGCAACATGCCGACTCCGCACCCAGCAGCGCCCCCGCTCGTCCAGGGAATACCCGCACACCCCGTCCTCCGTGAGCGCCGCGCACTCCCCGAACCCCTCGTAGTACCAGGCGGGCTCGTCCATGACAGCGGCCAGCAGACGGTTCACCGCCGCATCATGATCAAACTTGCGTTCGCTGAATTCTCCGCTCATGCCAGCTTGGACGGAGCGAACCCCCCGAGCGTTACACCTCGGGCATGCAAAAGCCCCCTGCACACCCCGGGCATGGGGGTTGCACGTACAGGGGGCTTCAACCTACGAGCGACGGAGACTCACTCGGGTAAGAGGCTAGCAGTCGGCAGGCCCTGCTAGCGTGGGGGCATCACCTTCTCCGTCGCGGCGGAGAAGCGCGAAGCCCGCCCCCATGGATCAGGGGCGGGCTTCTGCGTGTGCCGTGGGCTCAGAGGCCGTGGCGGAGCCGATAGGCGTGCCGGATGATCTCCAGCAGCCGGTACAGCTCCACAGCGCAGGCGTGGAACGATCTCATGACAATCACCCCCCGTGTGTACAGGCTCGAATATCTCTACCCTAGCATACTGGTTAAGGTTTGTACAACCCCGGGCCCGAACACAGATGCGCCCCCACCCAGTATGTCGGGCAGGGGCAGGCTTCTGCGTGCCGGGAGATCAGCCCCGGCGCTCACACGGGCAGGTGATGTTGAACGCGGCAACCATGAGCTGCGGAGTGTTCGGGTCCTGCCACGTCTTGTCCTCACAGACCTTCGCCGTGCAGCAGGCGCAGCGCGGGCAGTCGTTACGGGCGGGACAGCGGTCCGTGGGGTGACGGGTGTCCCAGCACCCCAGGCCCGAGCAACGAATGGTCATCAGGCGTCCTTAGGGGTGGCGGGGTTGTTCTGGCAGTGATCCATGGCGTCCCCGGGCTCCTCGGTGCCACCGGCCCAACCGACGCCCTTGCCGTCCGGGGTGACGCTGCTGCCGTAGCAGTGCCAGGCCTCGGTGTGGTTCGCGTTCTCGGGGCTCCAGTCGTGCGCGTCGTGGTGGATGCCGTTGTTGGCGTCGGTGCACTGGATGGGCATCCGGGTGCAGGGAAGGGCGGGGTAGTAGACGGTGACCATGGGAGGCTCCTAGGGGGTGTAGGCGAGGCGCAGCCGGTGTGACTGCGCCCCGGGGTGGCTAGCGGTCCTGGGCGGCCCAGGCGGCTCGGTCGGACTCCGTCTCCCGGCGGTCCAGGTAGGCCTCTGCGGTCTCGCCGGGGAGCTGGTACGCGGCGTCCTCGGCGGTGACCCGGAGCCAGAAGGCGCTGCCCTCGGTCGGCTCGAACATGGTGACCTTCCAGCCCTGGCGGGAGAGGGCCTTCTCCATCTGGCCGATGGAGCGCTTGGTGATCTTGCGTCGGTGCGTGGTGTCGACGCGCTGGCCGGTGAACTCGCCCGCGACGTGGGTGACCAGGACGTCTCCGTTGTCCTCGGGGTTGACCAGGAAGCCGCCGTAGATGATGCCGGGGCGCTGGGTGGTGGCGGTGAATCCGGCGTTCAGGAGGGCCTGCTCGATGTGCTGGGTGTCCACGGGGTCTCCTCGGTTCGGCTTGGCTTGATGTATCTACCCTAGCACATTGATTCCGGGGAGTCCAGACATGACGAAGCCCCCTCGATCGTCAACGCCCCTAGGCGGGCTCAGATCAAAAGGGCTTCGCCGCTTCCGTCCACGCGAATGAAACGGGGTAAGAGACTAGCAGCCTGTGCAAACCACCCAGAACGGCATCCGGTCCCGCAACACCTTGATCCCCGGGATCTCACACACGCCGCCTACAGGGGCCAGGATGTCCATCACGACCTCCAGGGCCATCCCGTGCCCCCGGTTGCCCGTACAGGCCGCCGTGATGGTGTCCTCGGGCCCTCCACCCTTCGGGCAGCCGCAGTCCGGAGAACAGTTGATCAACTTGTCCACCGTCGTAGCCGTACCCACCGGTACAGAGTCCCGCCAGTTCATCACCCGGGCCGTGATCCGGGCCTCCAGGACGGGATCCAGGGCGTGCACAGCCTCCCGGGTGACGGTGATACCGCCAGGCATCGGAGCAGACATGATCATTCTCCTTCGTCGTTGGCAGGGGTGAGGTCGGACTCCCAGCACCAGCCAGGCCGCAGGCCCTCCGTGAACCGCACCAAGGCGTCCCAGGCGTTCCGCTCCCCGTTGAACCGGTGCTCCAGGACGTGACCTTCATCGTCGTCGTAGCGGACCCGGGCGCCCACGGAGTACAGCGGCTGCTTGCCACCCACGGCAGGGGGAAGGTCCCCGCAGATCCCGCAGTGCGTCCAGGTCTTGCCCTCGGCGTCCAGGGCGGGCTTGTCGTCCCCGTCCAGGGCGGTCACGTAGACGTGGGTGTGAGGACCCGCGTCGGGAAGGTCGGCCCTCGTGAGGGTGTCCGGGACGTCCAGGTCGGTGTTCCACAGCACGATCACGTCCACGTCCTCATCCCTCAGGGCCCGGCGGATGAGCTGGTAGGCGATGGGCGGCTCGTCGGCGTTGGCGGGGTCGTGGGCGGTGATGACGGCGTCCACCTGGTAGCCGCATTCCATGGCGTAGATGCGCAGCCGGGTGCGGCGGTACAGATCGTCCCCGTCGAGATTGGGCTCGGGGTGGGCGAGGTAGACGACGGCGCGCTTCGGGGTGGGGTCGGTGTCGGGCACGGGGGCGGTCTCCTTGAAGGTGTGGCGGGCGGCTTCCTGGGTCTGATCGGCGGTGCAGCCTGCGCGGATGGCTCCGGTGACCATCCGTTCGACGTGAGGGGCAGCGCGTTCCTCGCGGAGGATGGCGGCAATGTGGTCGGCCGCAGGGGGCGTAATGACGGCCCGGGTGCTGACGGCGAACGCCTTGCAGAAACAGCCCTCGACGGAGCAGACCCCGCCGGGGATGTGCCAGTTGTAGGGGTGGTCGCATTCGGGGGTGGCGCAGGGCGTGGACAGGGTGGGGCGGGCAGGTTGGGGCACGGGTGGCTCCTGGATAGGGCGGGCCCTCCAGGGTGTTCTGGAGGGCCCGGGGTGTGACGGGTCAGGGGAGCAGCTTGGCGAGGGCTCGAAGGTCCCCCATGGTGAGCCCGGTACGGACGCCCGGCCCGTAGATGTTGCTGGTGGCGTTGATGACCTCCCGGTCGTCCGCGTCGTCCGCGTAGATGGCGAGGACGTGGGCAAGGGCTTCGGCGGGGGTGGTGGGGGCGGGGCCGTACTTCTCGATGGCGTCCCGGCGGACCTGTTCGATTCCCACGGTGTTCTCCTTGGGGTGCAGGGGGTCAGGAGACCCAGTTGGTGACGGTGGTCTGGTTCTGCCAGAAGGCCCGGCGCTCCTGGTCCTCGATGGCCTCGGTGTGGCGGGCTTCGGCTGCCTTGGCTTCCCAGCGCTGGCCCATGGCGTACAGGGCGTTCCGGGTGGCTTCGTCGGTGGCCTGGGCTGCTCCGTGGAAGGCTTGCTGGGCGAGGGTGGTGTATGAGGCGGAGGCGGGGCGGTTCGACACGGGGTCTCCTCGGTGTTGGTGTCCCTTGCGATGTATCTACCCTAGCACATTGAGTAGAGGGGGCACAACACCATCCGGGCATACGAAAGCCCCCGTAAGCTCCCCGGCCAGGGAGTAAGCCTTACGAGGGCTTCCGTGTGCTTCCAGGCACGCGTCAACGGAGAGACGCAGGACCAGGCTAGCAGCCCCCGGGCATGGAAGAACCCCCGTGAGCGCCCCTGGACTGGCGTTGATCTCACGAGGGTTCCTACGGCGTACCTTGAGTCACCGCGAGCAGCTTACCCGGCGAGGTGGGGCATGTGGGACCGGTACGGCATGTCGGCCCGCTCGTGCCAGAAGACGACGGTGTCGTACAGGCCCTCCTCGACCCCCTTCAAGGCGTCGGCCCAGCGCAGGGTGTCCGTTGACGACCCCAGGGGGTACGGGACGATCCGGACGCCGTAGATGGTGTAGCCGTGGTCCCGGGCGAAGCGGCGGAGCTGCTGGAGGCGTTCCCAGGCGTCGGGGGTGATCAGGGTGCTGTCGGGGCGGTAGTAGACCAGGGCGGTGCGCATAGGGGCTAGCCGTTCTTCTCGCAGGGGCAGGGGACGGTGTCGGCGGCGTAGCGGGCGTTCACGGGGTCTCCTGGGGGTCGGCAGCGGGCTTGAAGCCGTCACGGGCTACGGCGCGGCGGACGGCTTTGGCCTGGTGTTCCCAGTACGAGCGGTCGTCGGGGGACATGCTGTCCCAGGGGGCGCCGTTCGGGTCGAAGCGCTGGGCCAGCCAGGCGGGGAGGGTGTCGGTGGTGGGGTGGGCCATGGTGTGCTCCTCGGGGGTGTGTGAAGGCCCCTGGCGGGTGCACCAGGGGCCGGGCGCAGCAGGGGCGGTGTTCTCAGAAGCCCGGGTCCTCCAGGACGACATCGGCGGCCTTGAACTGCTGCCACCGGTCCAGGGCGGCGTACTTGACGGTCTGGCGCTGCTCCGGGGTGGGCCACAGGGTGAGGGAGCCTACGAGGCCCTGGTTCACGAGGGCGACCATGTGGACGTAGATCTCGGCGTTGCCCGGGAGGGCGTTGGTGTGGGTCTCGCCGGTCTTGTAGTGGCGGATCGTGAGGGTGATCTCGTTCTCGCCGGTCTTGACGGCGTCCTGGACGGTGCCGCCCGTGAGGATCCACTTGCCGTCGACCTTGACGCTGTAGCTGACGGGGAGGCCCTTGGTGGCGCCTGCGGCGGGGATCCTGAGGTGCTTCTTGAGGGCCATGGGGGTCTCCTTCGTGGTGTCCCTTGCTGATGTATCTACCCTAGCACATGAGGCTGCGCCTGCGCTACCCCTCCCCTTCGATCTTCCGGCGCAGCGCCTGGTTGTACCGGTGCAACCGCTTCCGCACCGCTTGAGTCGGCTTCTCGGTCGTCCGGTAGTAGACGTGCCACCAGTCGGTGCGCTTGCACGGCAGGGCCTGGTAATGGCCCCCAGGAGGTGCTGTGGTCCGGCGTACCCGCTTCCGGGCGTCGGCGGCGTGCAGGCAGATCTGCCCGCATACACAGGTGTCCCCGGAACGCAGCTCCTCCGGCGGTGTCTGGTCCATCCGCTGCTCCCTACGACGAAGCCCCCCGGGTGTCTCCCAGGGGGCTCGGTGTGCTCGGTGTGATCAGATCTGGCGGGCGGCGATGATCGCGGCGATCCGGGCGTCCTCGCGGTCCTGGCGGTCCTGGTCCAGCATCATCCAGTTGAACCGGTCCGCCGACCCCGGCAGGCCCATCCAGCAGCCCAGCTCGTCGTCCCACAGGCCCCGGTCGGCCTTCTTCGCGGCGTCCTCGGCGTCCAGGCGGGCGGTGATCTGGGCGTCGGTCTCGAAGATGGCCTTCAGGGTCTTGAACATTTGGGTCTCCTCGGTTGGTGTCCCTGGCTGATGTATCTACAATAGCATGGGTACTAGGGTAGATACAACCCCCCACAGAAAAAAGTTCAGGGCGCAGCGGTGTGCAGTCGCTGCGCCCTGGAAGGCTTCCATCCGGTGGTGACTAGGACCCGCCCTCCGCTGCGGTGTCGGTGTCCTCCTCGACCGGGCCGATCAGATCCGACGCGGGCACCCGGTACAGCTCCCGCTCGGTGTAGACCCAGATGACCGCCATCTCCTCGGTGTCGTCCGCGAGCTGGTTGAAGCCGTCGATCCGGCCCGTTTTGACGGTGTCCTCGTAGGTGAAGCGGACGTGTACCCGCTTGGCCTGCCACAGGCGGTGTGAGACCTGTTTGGCCAGCGCCTCGTAGGCTTCCAGCTCTTCGGTGGTCTCGTCGGCTCCGAATGCTCCGATGTAGGACGTGACGGCCCATTCCAGGCGTACCAGGGCGTCGGTGTTGAACACGGTGTCTCCTTGGGGTAGCAGAAAGGGGCGCAGCGTGGTGGCTGCGCCCCGGTCGGGTCGGTGTGGTCAGTCGCAGTTGGAGCAGGTGTACGCCGCCACCATGTGGCAGTCGCAGCCGGTGCACCAGTGCAGGGTCTCCGTGCAGGTGTCGACGTTGCAGTTCTCGACGGTGTTCGCCGCCTTCTTCGCCTGCTTCGCGATCTTCTTGTCGAGCTTCGTCGGCTGCGTCATCGGAGTCTCCTCGGTTCGGTGTCTCACTGGCTGATGTATCTACCCTAGCACACCGATCCGAGGGCACGCAACACCCCCGGACACACCGAAGGGGAGCAGCCGACTTCCCGCTGCTCCCCTCACACCCGCTGCTACCAGCCGTGCCGGAACCTGAGATAGACCCGAAGAATCTGGATCATGTGGTGCCACGCCATTCCCATCACCCCCGCTCCCCCGCTTATATCCCCAGGATCCCACCGCTGCATATCAGCCGTCCAGGGGGATGACCTTCCCGCTCTCCGGTGTGATCGGGGACAGCTTCACCGCTCCCATCCGCTCCAGGGACAGCACCGTGACCGCGCGCAGCCCATGGGAGAACACCGGGGTCATCTCGCGGCTGGTGAGGGCCTGGGGGCGATTCAGAGCGGGTGTGAGCGGCTTGTAGCGGTAGACGACCCCGCCCGCTTGGATGGTGGCCAGGGCGACCTTCTGAGAGGCTGTGAGGTCGCTGTCGGGGTCTTCCTCGACCCGCAGCCACAGCAGGGTTCCGTCCCGGTCGTCCATGAGGGCGACGGTGTACCGCTTGGCCAAGACTGCTTGCATCCGGGTCAGTTCGGCGGTGATCCGTTCTCTCCGCAGCTCCGGTGTGAGGTCCGCTCCGAGATAGCCGACCCGGTAGGTGACGGTGCTGCGGTCCTCGACGTCGGAGCGGTAGGCGTCGAAGCCGGGGTGGATGCCGTTGCAGTGGGTGAATCCGTTGTGCTGGAGGTAGCGGGTGAGGGCCTGGGGGCTGGTGCTGTAGGGCACGGTGTTCTCCGGTTTGGTCGGGGCGCAGCGGGGGCGCTGTGGTTTCCTGGGGGTACCGAGGGCCCTCCCGGACTGGTTACGGGAGGGCTCTCGGTGTGTTCAGCGTGCGAGGCGGCAGGTGCGGCAGAAGAGGGCGGGTCGTTCGCAGTCGGGTGTGCAGCGGTGTCCGCTCTCGCCGCGTTTGACGGTGCGGACGGGCGGCTTCACCATGATCGTTTTGGTGTCGGTGGATCCACAGTTCAGACAGCGTTCAGGCATCGCTGCTCCCCCTCTTCTCGATCAGAGCGGTATCGCCCTTTTCCGTACGCCACCGGTACATGGCGAAGCCGAGCGAGGCCAGTCCCAGCGCGATCAGACCGGCCGTCCCGATGAACAGGGCGGAGTTACCCGATCCGAGGATTCCACCGGCCAGGAACACCACCGCTACGCCCGATGACGTCACTCCCAGGGCCAGATTGGCGCCTCGAAACGTCGGGCGCCGCCCGGTCAGGTAGAGCACTCCGATCGCGATGACGGCACCCCACCCGACGATGACACCGATGGTTCCGAGGACCATCTCTTGTGTCCCGCTCATCGCTGCTCCCCCGCCGGGCCGAGGATCGCGGTCAGCTTCACCGTGAACATGGCCTGCTCTGCTCGCACCCAGATCAGAGCGGTGTCGGTGCGCTTGCCCTCCCAGTGCCGTTCGGGCCGCTGGAACCGCTCGATCTTGCCGACGTACTCCAGTCCGTTGTCCTTGAAGATGACGGGTGTCTCCTGCTCCATCCACCGCCATGCCGTGAGCTGTCGGTGCAGGGTCCGCATCTCCTCGATCTCGTCTCGGGGTGCAGCGCCCTCGTACTGGTACTGGTCGATCCAGACGCCGACCGCTGTACTCAGCAGCTCCAACTCATCCTTGTTGAACATGATCATCCTCTCTTCAGTGAACAGGTGTACACAGAACAAACGGGGCGCAGCAGTCACAACCGCTGCGCCCCGAACCGCTCAGACGTCGATGACCTCGAAAACCGAGTAGCAGACCGAGTGACGGAACGTCGGCCCGTACTGACCACCCGACGACACCCGCACCGCCTGCATCCGCTGACCGCTCTTCTCCCCCAGCTCCTTCGCCCACTTGCGGATCTCCGCACCGGCCATACGGGAGGCGAGACCAAGCTTGTGCTCCGACCCCTCCACGTGGACCCAGTAGGCGCCGGTACCGCGCAGCTCACGGGTGATCTTCAGGGCGTTGTCCATCGGGCTCTCCTCGGGTGGTGTGCCTTGGTGATGTATCTACCCTAGCACACGAGGATGCCCGGACACAACAAAGGGGCGCAGCAACCGCCACGCCCCTCGAAACAACCGCTCAGACGAACTTGCGGACCGCACCCTGGGGCAGGAACTCCGGCGAGACGACCCGACCAGAGGCCAGCCGTACGTCCACGATCATCGGGTCCTTGTAGCCGTCCCGGGAGACCTTGTTGATCGCAACGACCGTGCCCCGCAGGAAACGATCGGCCCGGCGGTAGGAACCGTAGTCCCGGTAGCTGATCTCGTCGCCGACGGCGATGTCAGCGGGGGCGATGGTCTCGAAGGTCTCGTTCATTGCAGTCTCCTCGGGTCGGTGTCTGATGTATCTACCCTAGCACACCGGAGAGCAAAAGAAAACCGGCCGATGCGAGTTGGCGCGCACCGACCGGTCAACACCCCGCTACACGGGGAACTACGCACCACGACCGTAGCAGTCACCCCGCATACTCCAGGGCTCATCCGCTTCTTCCGCTTCGTGGAAATAGTTTTTCTCGTTACCCGGGGGTGTCACGGGTGCTCCACGAGGTATGGCCTCCACTGGGGAGACCTAGTCGCTGATGGTAGGTGCACAGTGGTGTGCAGTTCAAGCCCTCTCACGCTTGTAATCCGGTTTCAGAATATGAGTACCCCTCGTATGGAAGGGACCTCCCGCACGCTATACACCCCCACATGCACGGATTACAGGGATTACGCAGGTCAGAGCGGATTACAACACGGATTACAAGTGGATTACACAGTGGATTACAAGCTCGTATGTGCCTGTCAGGGGTACCTTGGGGCTCGAAGTTGATCTTGTATTCTCGGTGTAATCCGGGCTGTAATCGCTGTTGTAACCCGCTCCGGGGTGACAGCCTCAGCGGGTCCTCTGGGGCGGTGTGTAGCTCTCATCGACCCATCCGGTGTTGGCGATGATCTTGGTGATGACGATCTTGCTGACTCCGTAGCGGGCGGCGAGATCCTTCATGAGGACGTTGCCGAGGGCGTAGCGGCGGCGGATCCAGCGGACGTCGTCCCAGGAGAGTTTGGCGCTGTGCTGGCGCTCCCCTCGGGGTTGTCTTCCGCTCGTATCGGGCGGGGTGTATCCAGGGTCGGGGTAGGTCCGGTTACGGATCACGCGGCTTATTGTCATGTCCGTGACACCGTATTTTCCGGCGAGGGAGCGGACGGTGGTGCCGTCCACGGTCGCGTACTCGCGGCGGATGCGGCGTACCTGCTCCTGGTCGAGTTTGGCTCCGGGACCGGGCATCAGCGGGCTCCTGGCGGGGTGTAGGCGGGGTCGATCCAGGTGAGGTTGCGGACGACGTCGCCGATCGCTTTCGGGGTCACTCCGTAGGCGTGTGCCAGTGCCCGCTGGGTGACGTCGGTCTCGGTGTACGTCACGCGGATCTCGCGCACCTTCTGCCAGTCGAGTACGGCACGGGGGCGGCGGGGCTCAGCGGGGGTTGTCGGCGGGGTGTAGCGGGGGTCTTGCCACGTGGTGTTGGACAGAACGTTGGACATGGCGCTGATGGATACGCCGTAGCTGTCGGCGAGGGCGGTGACGGTGACCCCTCCGG